TATTCCGGCAGGAGTTACTGTTAAAGGTGAAGGCATTAGATCAGTTACTATTCGTCCTACAGCTGGCACAAACACAAATGACGCATTTTTACTCAACGGTGAAACAACTGTTGAAGATTTAACAATCTCAGGTTTTTACAGCCCAGGTTACGCATTTAAGTATGCACCTGGATATACAGCAACAAGCCGCTCACCGTACATTAGAAACATTACAGTAATTACAGAAGGTTCGAGTGTAGCCGCTGCAACAAATAGTCCGGATGATCCTAGAGGGTTCAACGACGGAGATGCAGGTAAAGGTGTATTCTTAGACGGTGCAGTAGCAACAAGCAGCTCTGCAAACACAGCACTACTATTCCACTCAGTAACATTTATTACTCCGGGTGTTGATGCAGTAGTACTAACTAACGGTGCTAGAGTCGAATGGCTTAACAGCTTTACATACTTTGCAAACCGTTCAATATATGCATATGATAGTCCACAAGGACGTAGAAATGCAGGTAAAACAAAATTAACACTAAGCGGCATTACGGGAACCTTTACAGCAGGTAATACATTAACAATTACATCAACAGATGCATCAACTGTGCTAACAGGAACAATTGATAGTGTAGATGGCAACGATGTATATGTAAGCAGTTACTTGGATCTTGCAGGTTTTGATTTAACACCGCAGAGCATTACAGACGGCACAGCAACAGCAACAACTATTGATAGCTTTGACTTACGAGAATTTGGTGCAGAAGTACGCTTGATTGCATCAGCAGCAGTATACGGTAACTTTGGCCTAGTAGGCGAAGGACCGGGTGTTATTATGTATGCTATCGGACAGAATCTAGCATATATCGGTAACGGCAAAGAAGTTACAAACGACCCAACAACAGTTATTCAAGCAAATGAAATTGTTGAAATAGATGAAGCAAAAATACGTTATAACTCAGTTGATCACAAAGGTGACTTTAGAGTTGGCGACTTGTTTTATGTAAATCAAGAAACAGGTAGTGTAACATTTGCAGTTAGTGATTTTGAAATTAACACGCAGAACGGTGTTACATTTACTACAGGCGCAGACAGCACATTTATCGACGGCACAAAGATTGAAACAGGCGACTGGCGCATTAGCGGTAAAACAGTAGAAACGCTAACACAAGATGCTAACTTTGAAGCAGGAAGCGGAGAAATTACTTTAGACGGTGATGTAAATGTTACAGGAAGTTTAGATGTTACTGGCGATGTAACTATCGGCGGAAACATTACTATTGGTGATGAAGCAACAGACACTATTCAAATTATTGCCGGTATTGATTCTGATATTATTCCTAAAGTAGATAGAACATATGACTTAGGTACTGCTACTAAGAAGTGGAATACACTCTATGTTAATAATGTTTTCTTAGATAGTTTAACAACCACAGGTGCAGCACAATTTGAAGAAATACTAATTGAAGATAACTTTATTACAACAACATCATCTAATGTAGATTTAGAGTTACGTGCTAGTGGCACAGGGCAAATAGTTATTCCAGATAATGATGTACAAATTGTAAATGACTTAACAGTTGATGCTGATATTAGTGCTAACAATATAAACATATCTGGCACAACTACTTCTGAGAAGTTTAGCACCGGCGATATATTAATTGACGATAATTATATCGAAACTACAACATCAAATAGTGATCTTACTTTACGTGCAGCAGGCACAGGTAGGGTTTACATTCCTAGCAACAATGTTTATGTAGAACAAGATTTTACAGTTGCAGGAACATCTAACTTAACAAACACAACTATTCAAGGTAATCTTACACAAGTTGGCAACACTACACAAACTGGAAATATCAATTTAACAGGCAACTTAGGAATTACAGGAGATATAACTGTATCAGGAGTTGCACAATTTGAAGAAATAAAAGTTGAGACAAACTTTATTACAACGACAGAATCTAATGCTGATATAGAGTTGCGAGCTACACAGTTTGGCGATATATTAATACCTAACAACAACCTACATATTACTAATGATTTAATTGTTGACGGAACAATTACAGTAGGTGATATTAATTCGGCAGGTACAATTACTGCTAATAGATTCAGCACTGGTGACATACTAATTGACGATAACTTTATAACAACAACGTTGTCAAACAGTAATTTAGAATTACGTGCTAATGGTACAGGTGAAGTTTATATACCAAGTAACGATGTAGTAATTGACAATAATTTAACTGTTAATGGCAACACTAATCTAAAAGAGACAACAATAGTAGGCGATATCACTCATACAGGTAATACTACACAAACAGGTGATATTAATTTAACTGGCAACCTAGATGTTACTGGCGAAGTTATTATTAGTGCAAGCCTAATACAATTTGAAGACATTCAAATATCAGGTAACAGAATTACAACAACTGAATCAAATTCAAATTTAGATTTACGTGCAAACGGAACTGGACAAATTTATATTCCAGATAATAATGTTGTTATTGAAAATAATTTAGCAGTTAATGGCACTATAACAGTGGGCAATATTACAAGCTCAGGCACAATTACTGCAAACAGTTTTAGCACAGGTGATATCTTAATTGATGACAATTATATAACAACTACATTGTCTAATAGTAATTTAGAATTACGTGCTAATGGAACTGGGTCTATTATTATAGACACATTTACTATTAATGATACTACAATTACATCAAGCGGCGATTTTAATATTACTCCAGGCAGTAACCTTGTTAATATTAACAGCACAGGTGCATTAAAATTACCTGTAGGAACAACATTAGAAAGACCAACCGAATCAACTGGACAAATTCGTTATAACACTGACTTAACACGTTTCGAAGGTTATAACGGAACTAACTGGATTAACCTAAAAGGTGTAGAAGATTTAGACGGTGATACAAGAATTACAGCAGAAGCAACAGAAGGTGCAAACGACGGTATAGTAAGATTTTATGTTAACGGATCTGTACTAGCAACAATCGACAGCACAAGATTAACTGTTCCACAAGTTCAAATTGATGATATAAAAATAGACGGCAATGTAATAGAAACTACCACAGCAAATACAGATTTAGAATTTACTGCAAACGGAACTGGCACAATTAACTTTGACAATTTCGCTTTTAAGGATAGTAGTATTACAAATACAGTAACTAACAGTATAACAACTTTTTCAAATACTGGTGATGGTTATGTTAAGTTCGGCGGTTCATACGGTGTTGTATTACCGATAGGTACAAGTGGTCAACGACCGCCATTAGCGTATACTGAAACCGGGCAAATGAGATTTAACACGCAAGATAGTCGTGTTGAAATATGGGACGGAAGTAACTGGGTATCAGTTGCAGGGTCTGGTTCAGGTATTACTAGAGGTGATGCTGAAGAAATTGCACTAGCAACAGTATTGGTATTAGGATAAAAATATGGCAACAACATTTAAAAACGTAGTAAGACCTAACATTGGAACAGCAAGAGAAGAAGTCTTGGCTACAAACGAAAACGCTAGAGTTACAGTAGTAGGCTTTAGTTTAGCTAACACAACGAGTGGTACAGTTCTTGTAGATGTAGAATTACAAGATGCTGCTAGTACTACAGGATATTATGCAAAAGAAATAGTAGTTCCACCTAACACAAGTTTGAGGGTTCTAAACGGCGGTGAAAAACTTATTTTAACACCAGACAATAATTTATATGTAACAGCAAACGTCGACGACAGTATTGACGCAATACTAAGTACTGTCGAGATTGTTTAAGGAGAGATAGATGTCATCATTTTACGTAGGCGGACAACCAAGTATAACAGAACTGTTAGGAGTAGGGCAACCTAGATACTTTTATGCACTTCGCAGAACAGAAGATGGAACACTTTTCTTTGCTAAAATTGATCAGTTAAAAGATACTGATACAATAACAGTAAACAAACCAGGACCGTCAAGAGACGACTTTACTGAATTTGAATATGGTGTAGACTTCTTTGACGGAAGACTAGAAGAAGATCATTCAAGACCGTTTACTAACTTAGCTTGGGATCAGTACCGCTGGGACAACAAAAATATTAATTATTATGTTAACGAAGAAGGTGAATTAGTTGTTAGAATCAATCAAGCGTTTACATATTTGCCATCACAAATAGTAGTAGATTCGGATACAGGACGAACTCAAGAAGATGTAGCTAACAATTTACCCGGCAGCGGCGGCTATTAAATAAATATGTAAAATAATTAGGAAACATATAGATGTCAGAATTTAAAATAAGCAGATTAAGATTTAGTTGGGTAGGCGAATGGACCGACTTGAGATTGTACAATAAAGATGAAATTGTACAGTTCAACGGTAAGGCATACGTTTGTTTAATACCTCATACAGCAAGTGGATTTTACAATGATTTAAATGCAATCGAACCAAAGTGGGATCTAATGATGACAGGTCAAACTTGGAAAGGGCCTTGGCAGCAGTTTACATTTTATAGTTTAGATAACATTGTTATTTTTGGTGGTGTTGTTTACAAATGTAACGAACAGCATTTAAGTACTGCGGATATTAATACCGACATTGATAAATGGGACATTTATGCCGAATCGAAAACTTGGCAAAGCGAGTGGACGTCTAATAACTTATACGGTGTGGGCGATGTTGTGTACTACGGTGGTTCAACATACGAATGTACTGTACCGCACTTATCAGCTGCAACAGATTTAGAAGGACTAGAAGCAGATTATACTGACATCGACGATAGCACAGAACGCTATTGGAAACTGCTTAATTATGGCGTTCAATATAGAGGAATTTATGCAACTGAATCCGAAGACAGTTCGCAAGTAAGATACAAATTAAATGACGTTGTAAAATATGGACCTACATTATACAGATGTATTTGGGGTCACGCACCTAGTGTAGAATTTGAAGATTTTGCAGACTCAACAGAACTTTACGAAACATTTATTACTGCATACTGGGAAGAGTATCTACCAGGATTAGACTTTGACGGTGTATGGAGTGAAAATTCTGTTTACCAACCCGGTGATGTTGTTCAATACGGTGGATACCTATTCCAAAGTACAATTATCAATAATATTAACAACAAGCCGTCAGTTCATTATGGAAATGACGACTCAACTGCACAATGGGAACTTATTACAAAAGCATATGATTTAGAAGGTGAATTTGATCCTTCTAGAGAATACAAAGTAGGACATATTGTTACATACGGTGGAGATTTGTATGTTGCAATTTTAGATAATACAGGAAAAATACCAGGAAATTTTGAAGTACAAGCAGTGTACGAAGCAGAAGGGTCAACTGGTAATATTATTAAGCTAAACACAGCTGACTCTACTAATCCATTAGCAATCACAGTAGGTATGAGTGTTATAGGCGAAGGGTTTGCAAGTGGCCAGCAAGTAGAATATGTTGTTACAGATGAAAATACAGGTATTACAACAGTTACTCTAAATTATGCACCAGACGGATCTATCTCAGATGAAGCAATTTTAACCTTTGTTGGTACAAATTATGAATATTGGCAGTTATTAATTCCTGGTGTACAATGGGAAGGCCGTTGGACAGATTCTAGATTATATAATATTGATGATATTGCCTATTACGGAAATGCAACATATAGATGTACCAGAGAACACACTTCTTCTTTAGTAAGTCGTCCTGATAATGATTTACAAAATAATTATTGGACGCTTTACCTACAGCACGACCAAAGAAACACATTAAGTAATCCTGGTGAAATACTTTCATTCACATCAGCTACTGGCAATACACCAATTCAAATCGGGGCCCAGGCTACAATTTTAAAAGTTGTAGACGGACTACCTGCTTGGAGTACAATTGACCTTACTCCAAATGTTTATTATGTAGCTACTAATGGTATTGATGTGCCTGCAGGAGGTAAAACACCTGATACAGCTTGGGCAAGTGTAAAATATGCTTGTGAACAAGTATTGGAAGGTGTATTACAACAGAATGCAAAACAGTTATTATTACAAAATAAAGAATGGGTAATTCAGGAAACATTTTATTGGTTCTTGTATCAGCAAAACAACGATTTAACACCATTTGATAACTCATACAACTTTGACAATGAGAAAGTTTTAAGAGATGCACGATTAATTTACGATGGTGTTGTTAGAGATCTAGTTAGAGGCGGGAATGCTGTAACAGTAGAAAATGCACTATCTTACTTTGACCTCGAAAGTACAAATAGTTTTACAAATGCAGGTGTAGCCGAACAAGCACCATTCTTCCTAGCATTTTTTGTAGAATTGTTTAACTATATCGAAAGAGCACTGACAAATACTATCCCTTCAGAGAATTATCAACAGCTTGAAATTGATAGATTGGGTGCAGATTATGTACCTGGTTCAATTAATGTTGTAACACAATATATTAATAGTGGACTAACTCTTGAAAGCGACACTCTAACAAGAGTACAAGCTATGGAAAGAATCTACTTAGAATCATTTGCAGCAGGATCTCCAGACAGTATTCCTCCAGCAAACGAATCTGCATACTCAACAATCTTTATTAGAGCAGGAACATACAATGAACAAATTCCTATTGTTGTACCAGCATTTACAGCATTAAATGGCGACGAACTTCGTGGTACAACTATCCAACCTAAAAATCCAGTAAACACACTTTGTACTAGAACTATTGGTGATATTAACTTGTTTGAAGTTGGTTCTACTGTAAATATGCAGCACAATACACCTGTTCAATTTGTTTCGTTAAATCCAGTTACTGAAATTAGCACAGTTTTCGGCGATGTTATCGCAGGTCAAACTTATTATGTAATTGGTAACAGCATTACAGACACAAGATTTAGTGTTTCTGAAACACCAGACGGACCACCGCTTGAATTGTTTACTAATATTGGTAATATGTATGTATACGGCGGCGAAGCATTACACGATATGTTCTATGTTAGAAACGGAACCGGTATTAGAAATATGACAGTTAAAGGGTTGCGAGGAACGTTATCAGCTGAAAATGAATACTTAACAAGACGCCCAACAGGCGGAGCATATGTTTCGCTAGATCCTGGACAAGGACCAGACGATACACGTGCCTGGATTACTAGAAAGTCACCGTATGTACAGAATGTAACTACATTTGGTAAAGGATGCGTCGGACTTAAAATCGATTCAACTCTACACAACGGCGGCAACAGATCAGTAGTTTCAAATGACTTTACCCAGATTTTGTCAGACGGTATTGGCATTTGGTGTAAAGGCGGCGATGCTTTAACTGAAGCAGTTTCTGTGTTCTCGTACTATGGATATGCAGGTTATTTTGCAGAAGATGGTGCTAAGGTACGTGCTACAAATGGTAACTCATCTTATGGTACATTTGGTTGTGTTGCTGAAGGATTTGATATTACTGAAACACCAGCTACCGGAACAGTTAATAATACTTCAGGAGAAGCAAACGCAAAAGCAGTTGGTGCATTAGGTGCAAATTCTGAAGTTTTAAAAATACAATACAATCACGCAGGTGAACAATATTACCAATCAACTACTAACTTACTACGTAACTCAAATAACCTACTAGAAAGCACTTGGGCTAATGATTCTAATGTAAGTGTAACAAGAGCAGCTACAACACCATATGAAAATGAGTTTGCTTGGAGAGCAACTGCAAATACGTCTCTTACAGATAGTGCATACATATCGCAGTCAGTATCTGTTGCTCCGCAAGGTAGAACATATTCAAACGTCGGAGGTTTTAATATTTCTGGTTCTGGTATTAATGCAACATTTGATGTAACAGTTACAGGAAAAGAGTACCAGGTAGCAGTAAACAACGGAGGTGAAAACTACGTTGTCGGAAATCAAATTACACTAAGTGGTAAGAGCTTCGGCGGTCGTAGTCCAGAAAATGATATTACTATTACTGTTGATGATCTAAGTATTACAGCAATTAGCGGCATACTATTCGAAGGCACAGTACCAGAAGGATCTGCACTTGCTTATAACATAAGCATTCACGCTAAACAAGGCAATACTTCTTATTTTGATATGTATAGTACTTTTAGCGGATTTGATCCAAGACCATATTTCACTAGATTTAACTTTGACACAGAAGATTTTACTACAGGCACGGTATTAGGCAGCATCGAACTTCCTACTAACTTGCGAGCTGATTTCTTAGAAGACGGATGGTGGAGACTGTCATATACAGTATTTGACGAAACTGCTCAAAACAATAATCTAGAAATGAAAATTTATCCTAGAGGAATAGATGGTATTGCAGGATTTACAAACTTCTACGGTGCTCAAATTACAATTGGAGATCAGCCTTCGTTCTTCTTAGAAACAGGCAATAATCAACCATCTGCGTATGCTAATATTAAAATTACAGGTGCAGGATCAGGTGTTAATGTTGTAGCCGACGAACTTAGAACTGGCTCCGTATTCCAATCAAGAATTTTAGAAACTGAAGAAGTAAGACTCGGTGGTCTTGGTTATTTACTACAAAGTAACAACGCACAGGCAGGTAATACAGAATATCTAACACTAGCAGGATCAGAAGTTGCAGAAGCATCAGAATACGAAGGTATGAAACTAGTTGTAAGATCGGGTAAAGGAGCAGGACAGTTTGGAATTATTGCAAATTATAATCCAGCCTCTAAACAAGCATCAGTTGTTAAAGAATCCTTTGATCAACAAGAAGTTGTATCTTCAGTCTCGTCAACTGATAGATTTTTACTAGGTCCAGGTAGCGATTTTTATAACCTCTACGTTGGACAAAAAATTCAGTTTACTCCAACTTTCTACGATATACTAGTACCTAGTACTTCTCAGAGTAAAATTAATGTTACAGGTACATTAGGTGATCTAAACAACTATATGTTTGTTGATAGTACAGCAAGATTACGTACAGGACAAAAAATTAACTTCAGTGGCACACCATTTGGTGGTGTTATAACTGGATTTGATTATTATATTATTGATATCATCGACGAAAGAAGTATTCAGTTATCTACCTCATTAGGTGGAGCTGTTTGGCCGTTATCTAACGTAAATATTGAAGACCCGGACGACTCTCCGATTGTATTAACAGGTGAAGTACCAGGCTTCGAGTTAAATTATCCAGACGCTACAAGTTACCTAACAGCAAGTACAACTGCTAATATGGAGGCAACATTACCAATTCAGTTTACAAGTATTAGTATTGGTGGAATTACACTAGGTGATGTTTATTACATTCAAGACATATTTAATGATACACAGTTTAGTATTTCTACTTCACTGTTAGATGTGACTGTTACAAATACAGATGCAGCTGATAACGGATTAACTGTTGCTGACTCTTCAAACTTACTTCCATTAAATCCTATTATATTTAAAGGAACAATGTTAGGTGGACTTGTTGAAAAGCAACGTTATTACATAAATGAAATTATCGACGGAACTACATTTACTCTATCAAGCGGTATAAACACAACTTCTGCAACAGCAACTGAAGGCGTGTCTAACCTAATCACAGTTACTAGTACAGCAGGATTTATTGCTAACGCTCCTATTCAATTTACAGGTGTTACTTTTGGTGGTATTACTAATGATAAAACTTACTATATTCAGGTTGTTAACGATGCAACAACATTTACGATTTCTGAAACGCCAGGCGGAGCAGCAGTTCCATTACTTACAGCAGTAGGTGAAGTAATTGTAAGGACTGTTACTGACGAAGTTACAGTTACCACAGCAGCGGGCACTATGCTAGGTAAAACAACAGGAGCTAAAGTAGTTGTAGAGTCTGGAAGAGGTGGTATGGAAGCCTCATTCTACACAGAAATTTTTGGAGGAATTACAGCAGGTCAAACTTACTATGTTAGAAATAAGTTTGATGTAAATTCAGAATTTGAAATTGAAATATCAGATGCACCTAGTCTTAATACAACAGTTGCACTAACAGATGCAGACGGATCTATGCAGATACAAGCAGTAGGATGGGATCATATTAATGCAGGTACACCACCTGTAGCAAACTTTGACTCCACATCAGTATATGCAATTGAACCGAGAATTACTTACTCTGCTCCAACTTTCGCAGCGTATGACCTTATTGATCCTAATACATCACTACCAGCAGAATTACCTGTTACACCTGATGATAACAATGACACATTGGGTGACGGCTATTGCACAATAGTAAGTGACGGATTTAAACCATATGCGATTCCTAGAGCTGGTGATACAGTTCGTAGTACAAGTAATTTTGAAACTTGGGATCAAGAATATACTTTACCGCTATCAGGATTATCATCAACTAACGGCGGTTGGGCTGACGCTGCATTTGGTAATAACTGTTTTATAATTATTTCAAAATCTGGACAAGATTCTTTACGTTCTGTTTCAAACGGACTAACTTGGCTTACTACTAACCTTCCTACTTTACCAGGTGGAGAGTTTTCTGCAATAACTTTCGGTAACGGAAGATTTGTTGCTGTTGCAAAAGGAATTGAGAATAGTTGTTGGTCAGACAATAACGGTGCTACTTGGAATGAAGTTACAGGCCCAATAGACATTCAAGGAAACGAAGATTGGGTAGACGTTGCATACGGTAGAGAAACATTTGTTGCAATAAGTGGTTCGTCAGACACTATAAAATATTCTACAGATGGCGGAGAAACTTGGACAGCAAGCGAAATTAGTGATACATCAACAATTAATAACTGGAGACGTATTGAGTTTGGAAATGGTAGATTTGTTGCTATTTCTGAGGAAAGTAGACCTTCTGCGTACAGCTTTGATGGCATAACTTGGTACACATCTAACACTAATGTAAACGGAACATTAATGAAATATGGACAGGGTGTATTTTTAGCACTTGATCCTGTAACAGGTATTAGTTATACATCTTCAGATGGATTCAACTGGAAACAGCGCACCGAAACTGCTGGAGGAAATTATGGCACACTAGGATTTGGTATCGATAGTGTAACAAGAAAAGGATGGTTCTTAACGCTAGATGATCAAGGTATTACAAGTGAAAAGATAACAGCTGGTACTAAAGCCCAAGGCAGAGCCGACGTGCTTGCAGCAAAAATTTCAGACATTAGTATGCTAGAGCCAGGATCAGGATACACTGACGACAGTTTTGGACCTACAGTAAAAATTACAGATCCTAACAATTCAGAAGAAGCGTTAATCCAATTACGTGTTGGTAATGGTACGTTAGGTGCTCCGACATTTGTTGATTTCGGTAGTGGCTACAATACTACTTCTACAGCTATTGCAATTAGAGGTGCAGGCTTTAGTGATGCATTCCAGACTGGGTTAAAATTTATTGGTAAAAATATTACAAGGCTTCCTAGTCCTGGTGATAACTTACAGTTTGAAGGTAATCCTGAAGTTTACAGAGTTGCTACAGCAACTATTCTAAGAGGTACTACAACACCAAACTTGGAATGCGAAATTTCAATTAGTCCTCAACTTACACAAGAAACATCGCCAGTAAACGATGCAAACTTCACTATTAGAAGTAAGTTTAGTCAAGTACGTATTACAAACCACGATTTCCTAAATATTGGATTTGGTAACGAACAACAGTCTAACTATCCAAACTTACCAGAAAATACAGGATTAGAACCTCAAGACGAAATTGTTGAAACAAATAACGGGCGTGTGTTCTATTCAAGTACAGACCAAGATGGTAACTTTAGAGTTGGCGACTTGTTTGCTGTTGAACAGGCTACTGGTGTTGTTACATTGAGTGCTTCAGAATTCGGACTTGAAGGTCTAACAGAATTAACAATTGGTGGTGTTGCACTTGGTGGCTCTCCAGTTGTTGTAACAGAGTTTAGTACAGACGGTACATTTGTTGCTAACTCAAATAATATTGTACCAACTCAGAAAGCAATCAGAACGTTTTTAGCAAGTAGATTGTCACAGGGTGGTTCAGATACGTTTACAGGCTTATTACAAGCTGGTACTGTAAAAGTAGGTGGACCAGACGAAATTACATCCTCAATTCCACAGGGCGGAGAAGGATGGCAAGTTAAAATGGGTGCTAAGACAAACGTCGAAGGACCACTAGCAGGATGGGGCGGTGACGGTTTGGCAATGGCTTATTTTATGAAGACATTTGTCGATCCTACACGCGGCGATCTGCAATAGGATAAATACATTAACACGGAGTTAAAATAAAAAATGGCAGAGTTTAAACTAGGTAGAATTAGATTTGTTTGGCAAGGAGACTGGAGTGCTTCAAGGGCATACGTTGCAGATGACGTAGTAAGCTTCGGTGGTAAGTCATACATTTGTATTAAAAATCATACATCGTCAACTGACTTTCAAACAGACTTTACAGATGCTATTCCAAAATGGGATATTGTATCAGATGGTACAAGTTGGCAGGGCGACTGGCAACCAGAATTTACATACGCACCAGGTGACGTTGTAAAATATGGCTCATTAGTATATATTGCAGAAACAGGACATACGTCAGCTACATTTGCTGCACCAGATTACCTAGGTTTGGAAGCAGATTTAGACAAGTGGACACCGTTTGCTACATCTTTTGATTGGAAGGGTGACTGGACAATCAACACAAGATTTAAAATTAACGACCTAGTTAAATACGGTGGTTATGTATATCTCTGTAATACTGCTCACGTATCTTCTGCAACAGTGGCACTTGGATTAGAAGCTGATCAATCAAAATGGACTCTGTTTACTGAAGGATTAAATTATTTAGGTGACTGGACTACAGCCGTACGTTATAAAGTAAATGATGTTGTTAAATATGGCGGTAACGTGTTTATTGCTATTACTCCACACACTTCTACAGGATTTGTAGCAGATGAAGCAAATTGGGCTGTATTTATTGAAGGTTTCCAGTTTGAAGATAGCTGGGATAATTCTACAAATTACCAAATTGGTGATACAGTTACATACGGTGGTTATGTATATGTTGCAAAAACTAATAACTCAAATGCACAACCGACTGCAAGTCCAGATGACTGGGACGTATTTACAACAGGTTTTGCATTCCAGGGAGACTGGAGCTCTTTAGACTCTTACAAAGTCGGTGACGTAGTACGTGTAGGCGGAACAACATATGTTGCTATCGCAGACAGTACTGATGAAGTTCCACCAAACGCTTCTTTTTGGAGTAGATTAAACTCAGGGATTAATTGGACACAAAGCACAGAGTCTTACTCACAACTATCGGGAACTAACGCAGCAGGCGGCTCAGGGTCTGGTGCAAGATTTGACGTTACAAGATCTAAGACAGTTTATACAGTTAGTGTATCGACAGGATTTGCAGGAAGTGGTTATGCAGAAAACGATGTAATTACTATTTCAGGCGCAGACATCGGCGGCGTAACACCTGCTAACGATCTTGTAGTAACAGTTACAGCAGTTGATGGTGGTGCTGTAGATACAATTACACACACAGGTTATTCTTCCAGCTGGATTGCAGGAAGAACATACAACGTGGGTGATGTTGCTATTTACGGTGCAAGCTCATTTATTGTTACAGCAACGCATACTTCAGAAACTGCAAACAGACCAGATAACGATTTAGATGCAAGCTACTGGAATCTACTAACATTAGGTTCAGAAGCACTTGCACTTGAAGTAGAAGGTGATTTGGTTTACTATGGTAACCAAGGACCGACTAGACTTCCAATTGGTGTTGACGGACAGATTCTTCGTGCAACAGGCGGATTCCCAGACTGGGCAAACTATGGACTTATTGACAATGTTATCTATGTAGGACCATTAGGTACAGATGTACCTGCACCTGACTCGGGGTTAACAATTGACAAACCGTTTAAATCTGTAGGTTATGCATTAAATCAAATTAAATTAGGATACCTAAACCCCCAGACAAGGGATATCCTAAAACATAACAAACAGTTTATGCTTAAAGAAATTACAAACTGGCTAAAATACACATACAGTATTGTAGTAACATCTACAAGTGCAGGCACACGTAGATTTACTTGTGCATCTACAGAAAACTTACAAGACAATCAACCAATTGTGTTTACTGGTGAAGTATTTGGTGGTGTAGTTGCAGGTAAAACATATTATATCGATTCGATCATTAATTCTTCAGAATTTAGAATTTCAGAAACTCCTGCAGGTGTTTCGTTTATTCCAACTGATGCTACAGGACAGATGAACGGTGACTTAGCATACGATGAAGTTAAATGTGAAAGAGATACAGGATTAATTATTGATGCATTAATTTATGATGTATCAAGAGGCGGCACACTCAAAACCACAGAAGCTACAAAATCTTACTATACCGAAGCAGGTAACGAATATATTAGTAGCAACTTAGGTTTCCAAAGAGAGCAAACTGTTAGAGCATATCAACAACTAAAATCACTAGTACAAACTGTTGTTGCTAATCAAACACCTGTTAACTTTCAGTCATTAACTAATATTGAACACGGCTTTAGAGCCCAACAGGTTGTTGACTTTACGCTAACTGCTGAAGATGACGGCAAAACAAAATTAAACACACTAATGGATATTGTAATTGACGGGATCGAAGCAGAGTCGAATACAGCTATTGCACTTCCGGTGCTTCCAAACACCACAGTGTTTATTAAGACAGGTACATACAACGAAATACTGCCTATGATTCTTCCAGAATATACAGCAGTTGTAGGTGATGAACTTCGTACAAGTGTTGTACAGCCTAAACCTGCAGACGAATTATTATCAAGTGACAAAGCAAAAACTACAAGTGCTCTTAATAGAATTAAAGATATTTCATCTGAGCTTATTCAAAATGTTGCTGTAACACCAACTGTAGGAAATACAACACCACAAGGTTATGTAAACGGTTATGGCGGCAATACTGAAGGTACTAACAGAATTAATAATGGTATTGAAGTAACACAAGATGTTTTACGCACAGGACTTAGTATTGTAGATACAATGCCAGCTGTTGGACCAGCCCCAACAGGTGGAACAGGAAACGCAAGCGATGCAGGATATTCTAATGCAGTAGCACAAATTGAAGCAAACTATCAGTTTATTAAAGACGAGATTACTGCTTGGATTGCAGTACAAGTTGCAGGACCTATTGCACCATTTGCAGGTTCTTTCACTTACAATGCAGACAAATGGAACGAATATATTGAATATACACTTGATGCATTGAGATATGATGTCACATATGGCGGTAACTTCCAAACTACTGTACAAGCAAGAAGTTTCTTTGTAGACGGTAGTCCTGCATATGCTGCAGGGGAAAAGGAAGAATTACTTGCAACATTTGCACACTTAAAAACAATCGTTGGTGATGTAATTACTGAAACAGCAATTACACCGAGTGCTGGTAATAGTACTACACAAGACACAGACGGTACAGCAGGTAGTGCAGCCGCAGAAACTTTTGCAGAAACTCTTGTACAAGAAATTTATGATACTATTGATACTGACGGTACATTAGCATCAGAAGTTACACCAGATACATCTTGGATTAGTACATCATTAACAACTTGGAGATCTGAAATTGACACTAAGAAATCAGAAATTCAAATTTCTGTTATTGATTACATAAATTCAAACTTTGGTGATTTTGATTATGACAGCGGATCTTGCAGAAGAGATTCTACAATTTTACTTACTAGCTCAGCCTACGATACTGCACTAGGAACAAACTTTAATAGTATTAGAGACGGTCTTGCTTATAGAAGACAAATGGGTATTAATGTTATTCAAAATCAGTTAACACAAACTGTAGGTACTATTACAGCAGAAAGAGATCTAGCAGTTGCACTTATTTCAGATTCAGTTGCAATTACAAGAAACACTGCATACTGGAATGAAGTAATTGATATTGTCCAAAATGGCACCGCAAGTGCAGATGTTATTTCTTGGTCAAATCCTGGTGTAAATACAGATAAAACTACCGCACGTGAATCTATCCAAACTAACAGAACAACAATTATTAATGCTCTAACTAGCTGGATTAATACAAACTATCCAAACTTAAACTATAGCCAAGAAATTTGTGAAAGAGACACAGGTCGTGTGTTAGATGCAGTAAGTTACGATATTCAGTACGGCGGTAATAGTGCATCGTACGAAGCAGCAAAAGCGTACTTTGAAGGATATGCAGAAACACTACCAGTATCTCAGAGAGATGCTTCAGTAGCAGCATTTGAGCAACTTTCTATAATTACTCAAGGATATATTACTTCAGCACCAGAGCAAGCAGAAGCTAATACATTGATTTCTATTGTTTCAAAAGCAATTGAAGCAGGAACACTTGTTGCTCTGCCAACAAAAACATATCCAGACTACACTTGGGCAGCAGCAGCTATCGAAGCTGACGCAGATACATTGTTAGCCGATACAACTGTTGTACCTGCTACATTACAATATGTAACAGACAACTATAGTACGTTTGAATACAATCATACTAAATGTTCAAGAGATATTGGATATATTGTTGATGGATTAGAATACGATCTATTGTTTAATTCAACGTTTAACAGCTTAAAGTCAGGAATGGCGTACCATAGAGGACTGACTTCAACTGACTTTGTGTTAGCACAACAGTTAGAGCCTTCATTGGCTGCACTTGATGTTGTACGTGAAGAAATTAAAGAGATCACAACAGGAACTCAAGATGTTAAAGATAGTATTGAAACTATTATCGATATCCTTGTAAATGATACAAATCCAAGTTCTTATACAATTACCGATCCACCAAACTATGACACAGGATTCTTTAATGCAAGAAGACTAGTAGTTGCAAACAAACAGTTTATCATTGACGAAGCTGAAGCATACTTAGTTGACAACTATAATGCAGTATGGACTGCACTAACAACTGCAGAACAAACAGAATGGTTAGAAGAAGTTGGTGAAACTGTTGATTCATTAAGATATGATTTAACTTATAGAGGAAACTTAGAAACAATAGTTACTGCAAGAAGATACTATGTAGATAATCTTTTTGTAAAACCAGCGGAAGACAAAGCAGCATTTCTTGCATTGCACGTAAGACTAGCAGATATTATTGATGATATTGCAACAGGTAGTGCTATTACAAGATCTGCAAGCAACGTAAACACCCAAGATGTAAGCGGAACTGCCGGTAGTGTAGGTGCAGGTGCATTTGCTTTAGATAGAATTACAGAAATCAAAAACACAATTGATACTGGATTACTACCTGCGTTAATTACTCCGTCAGTGGCTTTTGTAGATTCAGAATTACAAAATCTAAAAAAATCAATTGATGCAAGAGTTGAAAATATTAAAACAGGTGCTATTGCATATATTGATCAAGTATATCCTAGCTTGACTTATGACAAAGTTAAGTGTGCAAGAGATGTTGGATATATTGTAGATGCAATTACATATGACATCTTATTTGAAAGTGACTTCCGTAGTTCGCAAGCAGGACTAGCATACCGTAGAGGTATTACATCTACCGATTACGTATTAAATAATCAACTGAATGCTACAGTTCAAACAATTGAATTTATTGAAGAACAACTATTAGAACTTACAATTGGTCAATATGCAGAAGAAGGTTCAAGAGAATCTTCAAACAAAGCATACGATCTTACAATTGGTATGCAGACTATTGTACAAAATGGTCTTGAAGCTCTTCCACCGACAGTATACCCAACACACGATGAATGGGGCACTGACGAATATGCTAATACAGCGTATGCATCAGCAAGCAATACAACAGGTAATACAGAAACATTTAATCACGCAGTTGATAGAATTGTTGCAAACCACGCATTCATTCGAGATGAAGTTAGACATTGGTTAGAAGATCCAACTAACGGATACGATACATTCTGGAGTGGACTAACAACAGCTTCACAAGATGCTTGCATTAGAGATGTAGGATATATTCTTGATAGCACACGCTACGATATGATTTATGGTGGTAACACACAATCTCTAGTAACTGGTAGTGCATATTTTGTAAACTTTGTACTAACAATTGATTCAAGCGAAATTGGTGCAACTATTGCAGCTTATGGTAGACTTAAAACTGTACTTGGTGAAGTGATTGCCGGAACAACAGTTACTACAAGTCCAGGTGTTACTGAAGTACAGGATACAAGTGGATCATCAGGTAATGCAGCAACAGTAGAATTTGCACAAGATCGTGTAGACGATGTATTAGATTGGATTAACAATTCAGGACCTAATGCAACTATAGATATTGCAACTGATTGGAGTGAAAATGCATATACAAATTCTTATAACCAATTAGTAGCACGTAAGAATGAAATTGTCGAAGATGTTGTATATTGGGTAGAAAAATTCTATCAGGAACTAAAATATAATCAAGACACGTGTCGAAGAGACACAGGACTTATGGTAGATGCTATTGCACGTGATGTACTTACAGGTTCAAACTTTGCAACTACAAAAGCTGGAATGGCTTACTATAGACAAACAACATCTGCTAAAGCAGTAATTAATGATCAGTTAAAAGCGACAGTTGGATCGATTCAATTTTTAGCTGAAAAAGTTAAAAGAGTTGCAGCAACAAATCCAACAGCAGCAGTTGAATTGATTATTGATGATATTAATGCTTATATCAATGGTGGCGAACAACCAACACCTAAATGGTGTGCAACTGAAAGTTCAGACGCTAACGATGTAGCAGCATCATCTATTATTTGGGAAAATAAGAAATATATTACAGCAGAAGTTATTGAATTTATTGCACAAAATTCACCTACACTAACATATAACGTAGAAGATAAGAAGCAAGAAATTAGTAATGTTATTGATGCACTAAGATACGACCTAACATACGGAAGTAGTAGTGCAACAGTAGATGCAGGCAACTATTATTATCCAAACGGACAAGATAGTTTTATTATGTCTGAAGAAGAAAAGCAAGCAACTCTTGATGCTTATGATTATATGAAGCAAATTGTAAGTGGACTAGCAGTTAACTCTGTTACAAGTCCTGGCGCAATTCAAGACGTTGAAACGCCTGTTTTAAGAGATTCTTTACAGATTACAGGTAATGCTGGATCTGTTACAAAAGTGGAAGAATTAATGACTTCACTTTACAATGTACTTAGAGATCAAACAAATGTAGAAGAAATAGTAGTAACTGATATTACATCTAATGTGCTTACTTCAGGAACACACAATTTAAAATTAGGTGATACAATTACGTTCTCTGGATTAAACGACGGTACAATATACAATGTTAAAACAACACCAACAGGAACTACGTTTACTGTATCTGAATACTTTAACGGTCCAACAGCATCCTTTGCCGACCAGCCAGGGACACTTATTCCAGGATATCCAAGTAGGAATGCAAACCTTACAGATGTAAATGCAACTATTAGACAACAATTTACAAATTTAACAGGATCTTTAGATGCAATTAAGACTTCTGTAACAGAATATATTGTTGAAAACTATCCAACTCTTGTGTACGACAACAATGCTGCGCAAGCAAATGTAGCAGACATTGTAGATGCAGTTGGTAGAGATATGATGAGCAATACAAATTATCTAACAAATAATATTGCTAAATCATACTTCTATGATTTCAATCCAAAACTAATTGGCAATAACACAAATGCAACTGTACAAACATACAGAGAGTTGAAAAACAAAATTGCAACTTATGTAAACGGAAGTTCGCTTGCATTAAAACGTACAAACAACTTAATGGATATCATTATTCATATGATTGATAAAGGCAACGGCCAGACTCCGGAAATTAATGGTACAATGACGTACTTTAATGATAGAGAAACAATCAATGCAGTTGATGTACTAAAAGCAAATAGAAACTTCTTAGCTAGTGAAGCAGTTGCTTGGATTAACGCAAACTATGGCGGAACAGTAAATGATATCAACGGTTCACCGGGAACACTTACATTTACAGCAGCACATAACTTGGTTGTAGGAGATCCAGTTGTATTTGATTCAAACGCTTTCGGTGGCGCAGTTGCAGGCACAACATACTGGGTAACTAATGTACCAAGTACAACTACTATTGAAGTATCAGACTCAAAAGGTGGAGAAGCACTTACATTTGATGGCGGCGCTGGCTCTAGTGTTGTAACATACAAATTAAACGAAGAACAGCACCGTGCTTATATTATTAGGTATATTGACTCTATTGTATATGATTTACAATATCCAGGTAATCATAAGTCTTGGAAGTCTGCAGAGCTATATCTTAATGCAATTAACGGATCACTACGCTCTGATATGTATCACGTAAGAAATGCAACAGGTGTACGTAATATGACTGTTAACGGTTTACGTGGTAACTTGACAGAACTAAACAACTTTGGAACAAGACGTCCAACAGCAGGTTCTTATGTATCACTTGATCCAGGCTTTGGTCCTTGGGATACAGAAGCGTGGGTAACTAACAAATCTTGTTATGTACAAAACGTAACTACATTCGGTGTAGGCTGTGTTGGTTGTAAGATTGACGGTGCATTACACGCAGGCGGTAACAGATCTATTGTTAGTAACGACTTTACACAGGTACTAAGTGATGGTATTGGTGTGTGGTGTAGCGGTAACAACTCACTAACAGAACTTGTTTCTGTGTTCGCATACTACAACTATTCAGGTTACTTAGCAGACTTTGGTGGACGAATTCGTGCAACAAACGGTAACTCATCTTATGGTACTTACGGTGTTATTGCTGAAGGTACTGACACTGGCGAAAATCCAATTTATGCAGAAGTTGATAACTTATCACAAGATGCACTTATCTCAAATGTAATTACAGACGGTGAAGAACAAGTGTTGCGTTTTGAATATTCAAATGCTGGTAGAGACTACACTAATGCAGAAATTGCAATTAGTGGAGCAGGATTTAATGCAGCAGTTATTCAAGATGAATTTAGAGACCAAGCAGTTATTGAAACAAGACTGATAGATCTAGATGATAACAATGGCACAGGTGGTGATGACTATGTTTCAGCACAAAACGTTGCCCAGGGTGGTGATACAGTTTCAGCAACTATTGCTGCAACAGACACAGCACTAGGCGGCGCTTATGTAGGAATGAATATTCAACTTACTGCTGGTACAGGTGTTGGACAATTCGGTAGAATTATATCTTTTAACAACGGTACAAAACAAGTTAAAGTTTACAAAACAACTTCAGAACCATTTAATATTATTGGTACTGCATCAGCTAATAATAGAGTGTTTTATGACGCTGGAGAATTTACACAGTTGTACGATAATATGCCAGTATACCTAAGTGCAGATATTGGAGGACTGACAGCGGCAACTCTTTACTATGTTGTATTCTTTGACGGTAGTTCGTTAGAATTAAGTACATCCGAAGGTGGCGCAGCAGAAACACTTACAAACTCTTCAGATAATGTTAAAATGTATGAAGCTGGTTGGGATCATATTATTCCAGGTACTCCAATTGCAGCAGGCTTAGACCTAACAACAGGTTATAGAATTGAAGCAGCAATTGATTATACAGAACCAGGATTTACAGCAGTTGATCAAACAATGGCAACAGCTAACATTAATTACGGTGCCCATACATATGCAGACAATAAATTTATTGCTCTACAGGACGGCGGGACAGCAACTAACATATCAACAGATGGTAAAACTTGGACAGCAGGTGGCACATTGCCAGTATCCGGTAGTTGGACTAAAGTAGCATACGGAGGCGGCCAAGGCGCAACTGCAACAGCTATTGTTGGAGGATTAGGCGGATCTGGCGCTATATTAGAAGCAGAACTAGGCGAACTTAACAGCATTGGTTTACCAGGACCGACACAGATTGCTAGAGTAAATGTTGTAAATGGTGGACGCGGCTATGTAACTGCTCCGACTATTGTGTTTACAGCAGTACAAGGTGGCGGCGGCGCAAGTGCTGTTGCTACAGTTAAAGACGGTATTATTCAAGAAATTATTATTACAAGTACTGGTGCAGGTTATGCAGCAGCACCAACAGTAACAGCAGAAACAGACAAAGTTACTGAAATTATTGTTAATAGTTTTGGTAGAGGATATTTAAATGTTCCAACTATCACATTGACAGGTGGCGGAGCAAGCACACAAGCAAGTGCTACAGCAACAATTAATAATCAAGGTCTTGCAACAGTTACTATCGATGTAGACGGAGATGACAATCCATTACGCGGTGAAGGATATACAAGTGCTCCAGAAGTAGTAATTACTGATAACAATGCAGGGTGGGTAGCAATTTCTGAAGGTACTGCAAACAATGCATTCCTTGCAGCAGGTCAAACAGCAGCTACAAACTGGACAGGTGGATCTCCACTACCAGGTACTGCACACAATGACATTGCTTATGGTAATGGTACTTGGGTAGCAGTAGGCGGCGACGGCAATGGTGGCGCAGCGACATCAACAGATGGTAGTGCTTGGGTGTCAAGAACAATTACAACACTTGCAAGCGGTACTGACGAATTTATCGGAGTTGCGTATAACGGCATAAACTTTGTTGCAATTTCACAAAGTGATGAATCAGCAGTAAGTTCAAACGGTATTACTTGGACAGCAGGTGGCGCACTTCCTACAGCAGTAGGTGATTGGGTAGCAATTGAATATGGTAACGGAAGATTTGTTGCTATTGCTACTACAGGAGAAGTTGCAGTAAGTACCGATAATGGAACTAATTGGAGAGCTTCAAATGCAGGACTTGTAAATATTACAGACCCAACATTCTGGACAAACATTGGATACGGTCAAGGTTTATTTGTAGCAGTAGGTGAAAACGTAATTGCTACAAGCCAATACGGATTAGATTGGAGCAGACGCTTTATTGATGGCACTGCTGAAAAATGGTATGGTGTTGCATTTGGTAACCCAGACAATGATCCGATTTGGTCAATTGGTAACGGACCGAGTGCAGCTACTCAAGGTTTACAACTAAGACTTAAAACTGGTGCAAAAGCATTTGGTAGATGTTTAGATGAAGATGGTTCTATAACAAGTATTAGACTTGCAGAACCAGGAAGTGGTTATCCTTGTGGTACAATTCTAAGCACAACTGCACCAAATACACTAGAAGTAAGTAGCTCAGATAATTTAAGACTAAATCAACCAATTGTATTTGAAGGAGTTAGCACCGGTTCTTCAGCAGGCGGCAGCGGCGGTGGCAGTGGCGGCGGTGGCTACAGCATATCAAATGTTGGCACTGGCACAGATACTACTGCAACCCCGATAGGATTAGATACAGAAACAGTTTATTATATTAAGTCAATTGTTGGTACAAATATTACTATTAGTTTAATTAAAGGCGGAGATGCATTTGATATTAGTACGGTAGATGCAGCGGATATTGGAGATGTATACTTTAAGGCAGGACCTGAAGTGACAATTACAGATCCTAATTCTACAATTCCTGCAGCAGTTTGGCCAAGACTTAGAGACGGAGCATTAGCTAACCCAACCTTTACTAACAGAGGTACAGGCTATACAACTGCAACTGCTGAACTAGCAGGTGACGGTAGTGCAGACTTATATCAACCGGCAACATTTATTGCAGTACGAGGACTGTTCGAATTACCAGAACCTGGATCAAACGTTGAATTTGCGAACATTCCAAACGCTTGGTATAAACTTGTTACAATTAGTAATGTTATTGGTCAACCAGGCAGCTATACGGCAACATTCCAAATTAGTCCAGGACTAACAGTATTAAATGCACCAAAAGACGGAATACGCCTTACTACAACTAATAAGTATTCACAAGTACGTCTAACAGGACACGACTTCTTGTATATTGGTACAGGAAACCAAGCTAAGACAAATTATCCGTTTGTTGATATTACAACAGCGTATATTGAAGCTCAGCAACTAAGTTCGGGCGGTGGTAGAGTGTTCTTTACAAGTACTGACCAAGACGGTAACTTTAACGTTGGTGGCTTGTTTGGAGTTCAGCAGTCCACAGGTACTGCGACATTGGATGCTGACGCATTTAACTTAGCAGGCTTGCAGTCATTGCAGCTTGGCGGTATTGCAGTTGGTATTGGATCAGCTGTTATTACACAATTTAGTACTGACCCGTTCTTTACTGAAAACAGTGACAACATTGTTCCAACGCAACGTGCAATTAAATCATATATTACTGCACAAATTGGTGGTGGACAATCAAGTCTAAACGTTAACACACTAACAGCAGGTGTAATATTCATTGCAAACGATGAAATCACTACTACCAGTGGAGGACAGCTAAATATTAAAGCTAAAATGAACTTTACAGGCGGTATTGACGGAGCTCCAGTAGCACTTGGATACTTCTTAAGCAGATAAATGGAGATAAAATAAAATGGCAACAGGAAGATTAGGAGTACAGGATCTAACAGCTAATACCGACGTAACTGTGTATACAGTACCGGTTGGTAGTTACGCTGTTGCGAATGTATCAATTACAAATAGAAATGCAACTTCGATTTCAATGAAGTTAGCAATGGCAACAACATCAACGCCAAACGATGAAGAATGGATTGAGTGGAATACAGTTATTATTCCAAACGGTGTGTTTGAACGTACAGGCTTAGTTATGCAAGGCGGACTAAATATAGTAGCTAATGTAAATTCAAATGACGTAGGAATTACAGTTTACGGCATTGAAACTTCAACTACGTAATTTGACAGGGGAAAATATAAATGGCACGTTATAATACAGCACCACAGACACTAGAAGTTACAGGAGAAACAGAATTTACCTATGCATTTACAGGTGGGATTATTAGTTTAACTGGTACTCCTGGCTACGAAGTGACAATGGTAAGTCCAGTGTTTTTCCCAGGAAGTAGACAAACATTTTATAATGCTACTGCGGATATGATCACATTGACAACCGCAGCAGGACAAATTACTGGTAACGGTGTTACACTTGGAACATCAGTAGACATTCCAACAAACTCTACATATCAATTAACATCAGACGGCACAAACTACGTTCTAACAAGTGCGTTAGCAGGTACAACAGTATTTGAATTACCGTTAACAACAAATGACGTACTAAACGCAGACGGTAAAGTAGAACTAAATCCTTTAGATAATAATGTAGAAATTAAACCAACAGGTTCGGGTACAGTTGATATCAGCCCTCAAAGTTCTGTCTCCATTCAGCCAGGGGCAACGGCTACTATTCGACCTACAGCTGATTTAATTTTAGCATCTGCATCAGGTACAGTTACACTAGGCGAAGTTGGAAAAGCATTAGTACTACCAGGTAATTTAGATTTTACAGCAGCAGGACAAATAATTAATTTAGCACCAACTGGATCTAGTTCATCTGTTACTATTGACCCAGGCGGTGATACAATAATTGGCGCAGGTGGCACACTTACTATTAGCTCAGATACACTAGGTAATATGAGCAATGTAAGAATTGGTGCAAGTAATCCTGCACAAGCAAACTTTACAAGTTTAGGCGCAACAGGTGCAGTAACATTCACTGCTAACACAGCATCGTCTAGCACGACATCAGGAACACTAGTTGTTACAGGTGGACTAGGAGTAAGTGGCGCAATTTACGGTGGTAGTTTACAAAGTACTCCAATTGGTAATTCAGCTCGTAGCTCGGGTGCGTTTACTTCACTAACATCAAACGGCGCAACAACATTTACTGCTAACACAGCAGCAACAAACACCACAACAGGTACACTAGTTGTAACAGGCGGTATTGGCGCAAGTGGTGCAATTTATGCAGGAAGTATTCAAAACACTCCAATTGGTAGCTCAACTGCCAACAGTGGTGCATTTACAAGTTTAACAGCAAATTCTACTGTAGACTTTACAGGAACTACTGACGCTACTAATAACTCAGGCGACACAGGTACATTACGTTGTGAAGGCGGTGCAAGTATTGCCAAGCGTGTTTATTCAGGAGGCGGCTTTGTAGGTCCAATTGGTAACGTATCTCGCAGCACAGGTCAGTTTACAAGTTTAAGTGCAACTAGCACAGTAGGATTTAGTCCTGCAAATGCTAACGTAACAATTTCACCAAGTGGTACTGGTACAGTTACAATGTCACCAGCAGGCGGTGGCTCAATTAACAATATGTCAATTGGTGCAACTACGAGAAGTACTGCACGATTCACAAGTTGTGATGTTAGTGGTAACTTAGATGTTGCACGTTATATTAGACACACAGGCGATACTAATACGTATATTGACTTTGAAGGCGATACAGTAAGTATATACGCAGGTGGAAGTAGAGAAGTTACAATTAATACTACAGGTGTACGTTTAGGTGACACAGGTAATGCATATATACAACCAGTAAGTGGCAACTATGGTTCACTCCAAATTGACGGTGGAGCACACGGTGGTTGGGAAGGCTTAAACATTGGTGGCCGTTTTGTAATGATGCACGACAATTCAAATACAATGGGCCTTTACAATGACGTAGATAACCACTGGATTTTAGAACACAGTCGTAATGCTTGGACAAGATTGTATTACGATAGTGGTAATAAATTCGAAACACGAAGTGATGGCGCACAGACAAACGGCATTCATTACGCAACTGGTAATATTATTTCAAATACTTCAGATGCTAGACTTAAGACTAACATCGAAAACATACCAAACGCACTAGAAAAAGTGCTATCACTTAATGGTGTAACATACAACTGGAATGAAAAGACTCCAGCAGAATTTAGTAAAGACAAAACAGAAGTTGGTTTAATTGCACAAGAAGTTGAAGCAGTGCTTCCTGAAATTATACATAATGCACCGTTTGATAGAGACGAAGCAGACGTAAGTATTTCAGGTGAAGATTATAAAACATTGCAGTACGAAAGAGTTGTTCCTTTACTTGTAGAGGCAATTAAAGAATTAAAACAGGAAATAAATAGTTTAAAGGGAGATGCATAAATGGCAACTTGTTTATATAATGACGGCATTAGATTTCCAGACGGTACTTGCCAGAGAACACAGGGCCAGGCACCGGGCGGATTATTCCAATGCTATAATACTTGCTTAGTATGTAACGGCACACACAGATGTAGAGCACACTGTGGTCGCTGCGGATGTTGGTTTGCGTGTACTTGTGCAACTGCTATTACATTTGAAGTATGGAGCGGCGGCGGTTCAGGATCTGGACACTGCTGTTACGGTTGTCGATGCGATATGGCAAACTGTGCCTCATTTGGAGGATATTACGGTAAAAAAACAATTAGAAGAATTGACGGACAGTTTAACCCAGGATGTTGTTATACATTCTGTGTAGGATCTGGAGGCAACGGAACATCAAACAATGGTTGTGGATGTTTTACTGCTTGCTGTCAGGGACCTAGAGGATGTTCTAGTTGGTGGAGCGGTGCAGGACTATGTTGTACTTGTATGCCAGGAGGACTAGGAGCATATGTAAGATATTGTACTTGTAAGTGTATGAGTATGGCAAACAGAACAGAAGGTTTTTGTAACCTTGGTATTTGTATTGGATGTAAATGGGACTTTGCAGACACAGGCGGTGAACCAGAATGGGACAAATCAGACAGTGGTTGTCAGTGCTGGGATAGAACACAATCAACGGCTCCGTCGTATATGCTAAACAACAGACACACATATTATATGGCCAACAGTAGAACATACTGTGGATGTGCAAGTTGTTGTAGAGGATTTAGACTTATTGCAATGGGTGGTATGAGTAATATGAAATCTTGGTGCGGTAACTTTATTTGTTTCTGTCGAGGAACACCTGGTATGCCGGGTATGGTCAGAGTAACTTGGAGTTAACAATATGGCAAAAATAGATTTAAAAACAAACTTAGGTGTAGACATTGACGAAATTGAGTTGACCGACGAATACGGCACTGAATGGATCAAAGTTGAATACAGCTATGAATGTCCCAACAGCAACTATTTAGAAGGTTGGGACGATACTGATACTATAGACACAGTTTACATAGGACCAAAATACCTATACTTTTATGCTAACAAAGAAGACGGATCGTTTGAACGTGTATATAGAGAACACGAACTGCAAGCTGCTGATCTAGAACCAGATCCAGAAACTTCTTTGATTAAATTTGACTGTGAGACTGATCCATTGGCAGCAGAAGTGTTAAGTGACTATCACAATAACTTTATGGATGCAGACGAATACGAACACGAAGTTGGTATGAAAATTATTGAATCTCCAGAAGGGTACGAAAATTTTGATTATCCTTATCCAATTCATCCAGATGAATTGTATTGCGATCAACGTAGCTATTGGAACTTTGATGAGAAAAAAATTGTATTAGTAAAAATGGTTAACGAAGACTGGATCGGAAAGGCGACACCGTGGGCAGAAATTAGAATAGAAAGAGATATTCTATTAAGAAACACAGACTCTTTATATATGACTTTTAAGGCTATGGACCCAGAAGGCGAAAAAACTTTAGAACTTGAAAAATATCGTCAACTACTACGAGATATGCCACAGGCATTCGAAGGCACTGATATTCCCCTAATCTTTATCGATTCTATGTATCCAAAAACAAAATTAATCGAATATGATATTACAAGTTATGATGACTACAATCCTAATGAAGATCCTAACAACGATTAAATATTAAAAATATAATAAAGATAAAAGGCAGTTTACACACTGCCTTTTATCATCTTTGCAACCACATTTGTAATTCTAATTAATAGTATGCTATAAATATTTTCGTAATTACATAAAGGTACCTAACAACAATGAAAAGATCTACAGTATTTTTTATCAACGGCGGCGCCGGTCGTGTGGTAACGTCAATCCCTGCATTTGAATTATACGAGAAAGAAAATCCCGATGATGATTTTATTATTGTATGCGAAGGCGGTATGGATTTTTATAAAGGACATCCTACACTACATAAACGTGCTTATGATACGTGGCACAAGGGCTTGTTTGAACAGTTTATTAAAGATAGAGACTGTGTAAGTCCAGAACCGTATCGTATTTGGGAATATTATAATCAAAAGTGTAGTATTGCACAAGCATTTGATATCGAAATTAACAAAAAAGGTATTAGAGATTTACCTACTCCAACGATTAGTCTTAATAAATCAGAAATTGCACAAGGTAAGTCAGTAGTTGATGAAGTCAGATCAGTAACAGGATTTAGTAAGGTAGTTGTAATCCAGCCTTTTGGTAGAGGAGTAGAACAAAACTTAATCGACCAAACATCAAGAAGTTTTAGAGTAGATGATATGCTTGCTATTGCAAATCAGCTAAAACAAGAATACGGCATTATTGTTATGAGTGAATTACCGCTAAATCTTTACGAAGAAAACGAAAACGAGCACCCGTTGGCCTTACCACAAATTCCTGACTTACGTATTTGGTCAGGAGTAATTAAAGAAGCAGATCATTTCTTAGGATGTGATAGTGTAGGACAACACGTAGCAAAAGCATTAGGTACAAAAGCAACAGTTGTAACCGGCAGTACATTTCCAATTAATACATCTTATCTAAATGATAAAGATGTTACCGTATTTGATATCGGTGAAGGTAAAAGAGTTTATGCTCCAATTAGAGCCAGTATGGAAGAAGAACCAGATAGGATAAACGATAAATCTATGGATATGAGTAAACAACACATTAATGATATTGTAAAATCAATTAAAGAAACAACAGGCAAATCTGTAAAAAGTGCGCCTAAGCCGCCGCAAGAAATGCAACAACCGCAAGGCGAAGTTTGCCCAACACACGGTGTAGTTCATCAAGGAGGTTATTAATGAGTTTATGGATCGCAGGTATTGCTAGAGGTCACAACGCAGGCGTATGCTTATTAAAAGACGATGAAATTGTATTTTCAATCGAAGAAGAAAGATTAACACGTAGCAAGTATGATGGCGGACCGTTAGCGTCAATATTGAAAATTTTAGAGTACACAGACAAACTAGATTATATGGTTGTCTCGCATACTCAAACACTTAACGAAACTGCTGGTAGACTTGATTATACCAATGAAGATATCTATACAGGACTTGCAAGAAAAATGGGTCTTATCGAAGATGGCCATCCTTGGAATAAGCATCCACAAGTTATTGATACTGCGATGTTGCATCATAAAATGCACGCCAGTTTAGCATTTTATAGATCAGGGTTTGAGGAAGCAGTTGCAGTAATTGTTGACGGTGCAGGAACGTGTTTTGCAATTGACGCAGATGGTGACCCTAGGTATATGTGGGAAACTGAAACAATTTATAAGTGTTCGTATCCTGACAATATTCAAACATTATACAAAACATTAGGTTGTAAAGATTGGTTACCGACTGTAGCAAACGAAGCACCGGACACAGATATCTTTAACAACACTACTGGAACATTTGGCGCTTCACTTTCTGACAGAGCAGGTATTGTTAAATGTTATGAAGCAGTAACCGAGTACTGTGGTTGGGACGCAATTGAAGCAGGAAAAACTATGGGACTATTTCCATATGGAGAAGAAAATTCTGGGATTCCTGAAATTTTTGATAGCACAGCACAGTGGCCTACTCCAATAAGCAACAGAAACTTATTTGTACCAAAGTATCCAAATAGTTCTATGGTAAACGAAAGTCTATACGAACAACTGCGAGATCAACCAGGCGACAGTGATCCCACACTAATGAAAAATAGAAGAGATATGGCATATGCTGTACAAACGCAAACTCAAAAAGCAGTAGCAGATGTAATTAAATATGCTGTAGAAATTAGTGGCTGTAAAAATGTAGTCATTAGTGGCGGATATGGACTGAACTGTGTTGCAAACTATTACTACCTTAAAGAATTAGAAAATGAAGGTTTAAGTATCTATGTAGAGCCAGTGTCAAATGACGGTGGTACAGCAATGGGTGCAGCGTTATGGGCTTATAGAAGTATTACTAAAGATACTACAATACATCCACAGGCAGAAACTGTATATCTCGGACCTGAACACAATATCAGTGACAAAGATGTAACAGAAATGTGTGAAAAGTTTAATGCTACTGTAACTGAAGCTACAGATCAAGATATTGTTGATCTAATCACTAGTAGAAACATTGTAACAATATTTCAAGGACGTTCAGAAAATGGACCTAGAGCATTAGGTAATAGAAGTATATTATACGATCCAACAGATCCGGACGGTAAAGACTTTGTTAATAGTGTAAAGCATAGAGAGTACTTCCGCCCATTTGCAGGTAGCATTTTAGAAGAAGATGTACACGAATGGTTTGATTTACGTGGTATGAAAAATTCACCTACAATGATGTATGCTGTAAACTGTCAACCAGGTGTTGAAGAAAAGATTCCTGCTATTATTCACGTAGACGGAACTTGTAGAATTCAAACAGTAAATCAAGAACAGAATCCGAATTACTACAATCTCATAAAAGCATTCAAAGATAAAACAGGTTGTCCTATTGTATTCAACACTAGTTTTAATTTAGGAGGCGATCCTTTAGTAGAAACACTAGAAGATGCATTTACAACATTAGCTAAAAGTGCTATTGAATATTTGTACCTGCCAGAATTAGGTAAGCTAGTAAAGGTTGAAAATGTTTGAGTTAGTTTTTGGTAGTTTAATTTTTAAAACAAAAATGCCTAATCACGAAGAAATTAAACAAGGATTTTTGCCTTTTTTAAATGATGACAACGCATTTAATACTTCTAATAGATGGGACTGTAACTGTGATACTACGATGCATCACGAAGACCTTAATAGTAAATTACCTTGGAATTTATTTTTCCAAAATATACAACCAGGACTAGGACCGTACTTGCAAGAAATCGGTCTTAAACAAGAATATAAAGACAAAATACAATCTTATGCGTGGGCTAATAGATATCATCAAGGACAACATCAAGAAGTACACGCACATTCCGGCGATAATAATTTAGTGAGTTGTGCGTATATTTTAGATCAAGCAGGAGAAAATACTGCTGAAAATGACGGTATGTATGGTCAATTTATTTTTTATAATAGTGCGTCAGAGCCATTTTCTCCGTTTCAAATGCATTTATTTGAAGAACCCGAAAGATGGACTGCAAGACACAATCCGTTTTTACAAGAAGGGGATATTGTGTTTTTTCCGAGTACGCTAAATCATTATGTCACGTGGAATAAAAGTGATACTATAAGAGCATCAATTAGTGCTAACTTTAGGATTTTAGAAGATTAACGATCTAAATAATCTGCAAACTGAGCAAGATCGTCAAATATGATGGTCTTTTTCTTTATCTTTTGATTACTAAATTTATTTAATTCTTTAATAGTCTCTTCGCCATAACCGGTACGTACTAATACAGGTTTTGCACCCATTTTAAATGCAGCTTTTAGATCTGATATCTTATCACCTACAAAGAATCCTTTGGAAAATTTAATAAAGGGCATTTCTTCTTCACACCTCTTAAACATACCCGTGTTAGGTTTTGCAAAGCCGTCTGCTCTTAGACTAGTCTCACTGTAATACAATGCATCAATACTGGAACACCCTGCTTTGCCCAATAGATCAAACATATGATCGTGTACACGTTCTACATCGTCTGTTGTATAGATACCTTTTGCTATTCCGCCTTGATTAGTAATAATTGCAATTTTATGACCCAAACGTCTAATCTTAGCAATAGCTTCTAAACTACCCGGTATAGGCTCAAAGTCTTCAACTCGATAAGTATATTCACCCCTATCAACATTGATAACACCGTCTCTGTCTAAGCCGACAACAACTTTAGGTGCAATATTATGAACAGGATCATAAAAAGGAATGTCCTCAGGTTTAGGCTGATTAGTCCATCCCATATTAGTTTTAGGTGTTTGTTCTTGTTTCTTAGGAGCATTACTCCACATATTGTATGCCATCTAAATACCTACATTAAATGCAATAGTAGTCCTTACTACGTCTATTCTTTTTGTAACTACCTTGTGTTTTAGATATGAAGGGAACAACACTAGTCTTCCTTTTTCTGCTTTAACATCATAATGTGCTTGAAAGAAGGGTTTAGAGCCATCGTGATGTTGTACATATTCTGCAATAGTATTCGGATTATAAAATCTAATGTAGCCTGCATTTTCGTTAGCACGTAGCCAGTAAACGCCACTAATACCATCAATGCCGTGGCCGTGCATATCGTGGCCTTCATCGTCTTTGTAGTCTTGGGTCCAGTAGTGCAGTCCTTCGCCAGTTTGTATACTGGTTGCTTCTTTATATTCAGCAATACATTTAGCCCATTCGTCGGTTAGCTCAGGAGCAATTTCGTGATACCGGATTTTAGTTTCCCAGAAATCTGAACGACGGTAATCATAATCATCTCCGTTGTTTTCTAACTTGTCTAACTCTGGGACAATACGTGTTTCTAATTCATCTGCTAAATCAGCAGGAATACGGTAGTCTAAAATTGGAACTGCAAAAAAACTACTTACTGTCATCTTGTTTGTCACTCAACTTTTGACTGTCACCTGGACCGATACGGTAATTGTCTTCTACACTGTCAGGTGTACTTACTTCAGTAACACTACCTTCTTTAGATAAGCAAATTAATTGATGCGGCTGTAATGGTGGATTATGCCAAGTAGAACCTTCTATTAGCTCTTGCTCATAAAGTTTAGAATCTTTAGTGTCGATCCATTTTACTTTAAACTTGCCACTATTAACAAACCAAGTCTCGTCTTTTTCCCTATGAAAATGCATACTGGTCTGTGCCATTTCTCTGTTGAATACCATAATTTTACCACAATACTTTTCATTTGTGGCCCAAATCATTTCGTAACCCCAACCTTTTTGGTCGACGCCACTTTTTCTAGTTGGTTGCTGTTCCATTAATATATTCCTCTACTGTTGCAAAGTTAATATCTGTAACTTTACTTAATTTATCTATGTTTGCACACGTATATTCCTGATACTGTGATTGTAAGTAATCGGGCATTGGAATATACTCTATAGTTGCATTGTATGTTTTTGCAACTAGATCTGCTATTTTTTGAAAGCTCTCAGCTTTTCCCGTACCAATATTAAAAAGGCCCGGTTTTTTATTTTCTAACAACTGCTTATGTGCTTCGCAAACATCGCCTACAAATACAAAATCTCGTTCGTATTGGTCGCTGTTTTCAAATAGTGCAATAGTGTTACTTTCTTTTGCTTGTTTAATAAATTTTGTTATAGGACTTGCTTGATTACCTTTGTGATCTTCTAGTGGTCCGTATACATTAAAATAACGAAAGCCCTGAACACAAACTTTATGCTCTTGTTGCCACACCCATCTGTCGAACAAATACTTACTCCACGCATACGGTGATTGTGGAGACTTTGGATCATCTTCTCCAAATTTTTCATACGGTCCGTAAACACTTGCACTAGAAGCATACTGAAAATTAACTCCTTTTGAGTTGCATTGGTTATAGAGCCATTTACTAAATTCGTAATTCTGTAGCATTACTTTATCTACATCTTGTTCTACTGTGCTTGATATTGCACCAACGTGTATAACCCAATCAAACCCTTCAACTTCGGGTAAGTGTTCTTCCTGCCATTCATATCCAAATAGTTCGTGATCTGGTTGTAAATAAAAAGTTAGGTTTTGACCAATGAAACCTTTGTGTCCTGTAATTAAAATTTTCATTCCTGTGCCTCTAATATTTTAGTTGTACTGTAACCATTGACTGTAGGTACAATGTGTACAGGTGCTAGATCGTGTCCAACAATTTCTTCTACGGTATAATCACCACCTTTAACAATTAGATCCGGTTGCAATTCTTTGATAAGCTCGTATGGAGTATCGTTGTCAAATACAATAACTTCGTCTACATACGGTATTAATAATAGTTGTTCCATACGTGTTTCCACGTCGTTAAACGGTCTTAGAGCGCCTTTTAAACGCTTTACGCTGTCATCGCTGTTAAGACCTACAATTAACTTATCACCTTGCATACGAGCTTCTTTTAGCAAGGTAAGATGTCCTTTATGTAATATATCAAAGCATCCATTTGTAAACACGACCTTTTTCTTTAGATCTTTTTCTGTTAAAATGTATGTGCCTACGTGCTTAACACTTTCAGTTGATCCTTGTACTGCAAGTGTAATTGCGCTTTCGTAATCATATTTTTTAGTAAGTGCATAAACAAATGTTGCTAAGAAGCAATCGCCTGCACCTGTAACGTCTGATACTTCAATACGTTCTACAGGCACGTTATACATAATATCGTCTATATTTCCAACAACATTATCGCCTGCATTAGTTACGATAAAATTACCCTTCCAATTTGTAAATTCAAAGTCCTTGAACTCTTTGTGGTTAGGTTTTACAAGCCACGCACCTTCGTATTGATCTGCGTGTTTTTTAGGATCTACAATTACCTTACAGCCAAATGTGTTTAGATGTTCTATAATTTCTAATGACTTGTCTAGCACACCTTTGTTGTAATCACTTAGTATAACATATGTGTATTCGCTAAAATCTTTCTTTAGGATATTCTCTAATACAAGTTCACTGTTTGCAATAACATCGTCGTCTATACGTGTAATATAATGTCCATCGCATAATACTCTTGTTTTAATACTTTTAGGATAGTCATAATCAAATAGGTCTACATCAACACCTAGACTTTCTAAGTTTTTGTAAACTAATCCTGCACCACCCTGTGTTTCTATAATGTGTTCTTGTGTAACTACAGGTACAGGAGCCTCCGGACTCAAACGTGTGCTTGTTCCGTAGATATATCTGTCAATTATTATGTCACCGATTATAAGAACTTTCATATTACTACTATACAATCTTTTACCGGATTAGTCAAGTAAATCTATTACTTCAAACACAGTTTTTAATTTAGAAAGATTGACCTTTTTTGTAAGAGTGTTTTGCAAACCAAAATGTAACGGCTTGGGCCAATGCCCGAAACTAACCCAAGCATAACCGTCGTGTTCGTTATTAAGTGCAGGCAAAAATTCATTGTTTACTACACACAAATACGTATGAAAATGAAATTTAGTGTCGTTAGATACAAATGTTTCTAACGGAATAGTTTTTTTAATTTTTATTGTTCCTATCTCTTCAAATATTTCACGTTTTAAGCCTTCCCAAGGAGTTTCTTCTCCTTCGTTAGTGCCGCCAACAAGCCCCCAAACTTTTTTGTTTTTGCCGTTAACTCTATGTAAAAACAAAAAACGTTTAGTATCGAGAGAATATAGTAGTGCTCCACTACAAATAATTTGCTTGCTCATACTAGTAATTATATTAGAAATTTAAACGCCAGGTGCCGTTTGGATACTCGCCTTCGAAAGAAAGCAACCAATCATTACCATCAAATTTATATTGTACACCAGTGGTTAAATTTGTAGTATAAACAGTTCCATAAACACTTAGGTCAACGTCTGCGTCAAATACAATAGTCCACTTTGATCCATCCCATTCAATTATGTCATTAGCGTTTGCTACAAAATCACTATTGTCTAGATTCTTCCAAGCATCTGCACCATCTGTATTTGCAGAATTTCCTATATCACCTAAAATAAGTATTCTTGGATTACCAGACAATTGAAGATCATTCGGATTAGTTTTTAGAGGATCTATGATATAGTCAATTTTATTCCTTGTCCCAGCTTCGCTTGATATTGAAGTGTCTGTAGGAATTGTATCTTCGTCCCAAATGACGGTTGCTTCTGTTTCATCCAACGGATTAATTGCTAATGCTCCTATGACATCAAAGGGCATATCTGCTCTGGTTAGTCTAACTTGTGTAATTCCGTCTTGGAATTTTTGAGGAAATGCAAGCAAAAACTCTGGCCAAGATTTGCCGCCTACATTGCCTTTGTCGATTAATTTAATTGTAGTGTTAAGAACAAGTAGTCCTGTGTTTTGGTAACTAGTTGGCGCAACAGTAAGCCTAGTTTGAGTATTTTCCCAGTATGCTTCTGTTTTTCCTCTTTGTAAGTCGCCATTTTCGTCGATATAAATCTTTGTACTAATTTCAGCTGCATCGTCGATATCGTCAATTTCACCACCTTGGAATACTCTACTAATAACGTCAGTAACAATGCCCAAACGCTTAACTTTAGTGGGCGGACTAATATAAATCGGTGTTGTAAAAGTTAATGAACCTACATCAATTTCTGATTCAGTTCCTGTAGGAATACTTCTTGAACTCCAAGAGATATTATCTAAGTTAACAACACTTAAACTAGTCCAGTCAAGATAATTATCAGTAGTTTGTATTTCTAAACTTGGATTAAACAACATTAAAACTTGTTCCATAATCTGTAACTTTTGTTCTGTATTTGTAGTCCAAATGTCAACATTTACTGATAAAGTATATGGTGTAGGCATTAATCTTTCAACTGTATAGTTTTTACCTTCTTTGTTTAGATACTCATTATTATTTTCGTCGAACGCTCTTTCTCTAATGTGTGCTTTACTTACATAACTAGAATCACTAGTTCTGCTTCTATCCATTTCAAGGCCAGTAACGTAAATTCCCATTCTAGGAGCACTTGGAATTTTATTTTCTGAATTATCTCTTAAAATACTTCCTACTTGTCTTGTAATATCTCCATACATTACAGGAATTGTTGTAAGATTGCCTTTACCGTCTTTGTAACTAAAGCCACTCATCATCCTAATCAACTGTGTAAGATAACGTCTTATTTGTCCGTCATAAAAATGTTGCATTATAAGTCTGCCTTAGGTCTAAGCACAGTACTGAGACTCTGTCTTTGTGCTTCTCTGTTGTTATAAATTATTACTTCCCATTGACCTGTATATTTGACAGAGGATTGTACTCCGTTGACCACAGGTAAATTAACAACAGCCTTGCCATTACCGTTGTCTGTTATTAAATCTGGATAGTCTGCTATTACAAAACCATCTTCAACAACTTTGTACTTAAGAACAAGATACAATCCTGTAATAGGGTAATTAATGTCTGTGCTGAATGAAGTATCACCTTCATAAAGATTTTTAAAATCACTAATAACTTTGTCGTTATAAGTAAATTGTGTATTATTAATAAACGAAGTTTTCTGAGTCATTCTATCATTACTATTTGTCATTGTCATACGTACAGCGTCTTGTACTTTGACCCACCTAGTACCGTCATATCTAAACATACGTTTTGGTAAAAAGTCTGTACGTAAAAAGTAGTCTCCTGGATTAGCGCCATTTGGAAATTGAATTCCGTGACCAAATGATTCTCCATTTGGTGCGCCGTCATCTCCTAATAAGTATCCGTCATACCCTGGTTTAGGAGGATGAGTAGTAACTGTTTCTCCGCCTACTTTTTCTACTTCGACATTGCCTTCAGTATCTGTATTGAGAGTATAATAGTGTCCTACATCATATCCACTTTTACCAGCATCTACTTCTGCTTGTTCTAACACTGCATTATTAATTTGCATTTCTTTTTCGTAAGTAGAAAGCATATTTCTAAGAGTATCACCGTTATCATTATCTGCGTCAGCAGGTAAATCAAGAATTTCTTTAAATTCTTGCGAGTCAACTATTTGTTTTAGTTTAAGTCTATATAAATGAGGATACCACGTAGGACTAAATCCTTCGCTTGCACGATTCACATCTTCTACAACATAAAAGCGTTTTAATGCTAATTTATAATCGTTAAGTGCGTATTCGTCTTTTTGGTGTGGAAGTTCAAGGACATCACCGCTCATAATTTTTCTACCAAGAGTTTTTACACTACTATTGATAGGAATAGTCATAAACAACGTGTCGTTATCTAAAAACATACCAAATTGTGAAAGATTAAAGTCTACATCTTGCACATTATAAATGCCACGCATTGTATAGATATTAGGATCGTATTTTCTATCTCTGTTTTCTAAAAATAACAAATCTTGAATATTTGTTTCTTTAACAGCGTCATAGCGAGGACGATCAGCTGTAGCATCTACCTCATCTGGATTTTCTGGGCCTAGGTACTTGTGAACATTGATGTCAGTGCCACCAATAGTAAACATTTCTGTGATCTGTCGATCTAAAAATGTGTAGTCCTTACCCTTTTCTGGTTTGTATAAACTTAATCTTGGCATATACATATTTATTCGATAAATACTTTACAGAGGAATTCATATGTCATTAGCTACACAGAAACAAGAAATATTTGATTACGTAAACGCAATGCTCGGTGGAGGTATGATTGATGTTGAGTTAGACCCAGTTCATTACGAAACTGCTCTAGCAAAAGCATTATCTCGCTTCAGACAAAGGAGCGATAATGCAGTAGAAGAATCATATATGTTTATGCCCACAGTACTTGATCAAAATACTTACACATTGCCAAAAGAAGTGGTAGAAGTTCGTCAAATCTTTAGACGTTCAATTGGCTCGCGTAGCGGCGGCGGCGATGGCGGAACATTGTTTGAGCCGTTTAATATGGCATATACAAATACCTATATGATGGCAAGTAGTAATTTAGGTGGTTTAGCAACATATGATTTCTTTAGCCAATATCAAGAATTAGTAGGACGTATGTTTGGTTCGTTTATAGAATTTAAATGGAATACTACAAGCAAGCAACTTACAATTCTTCAACGCCCGCGAGCAGAAGAAAACCTAATGTTGTACGTTTATAACTATCGTCCTGATAGTGAATTACTATCAGACTATCTAGTGGTACAGTGGATTAAAGATTATACACTTGCTAGTTGTAAGTATATGCTAGGCGAAGCACGTTCAAAGTTTGCTACTATTGCTGGACCACAAGGCGGGTCAACTCTTAATGGAGATGCATTAAAGGCAGAAGCTCAACAAGAGATGGAAAAACTTGAACAAGAAGTTATTCAACAGGTAGCAGGCGGTGTAGGCTACGGCTTTACTATCGGTTAATGTTAACGCTATAATCTAAACATACTGTAAATACAGTATGACATATTTTCAACACAAAGAAGCAAATCGTTTGTACTGGATGGTCAAAGGACAACTTATCCCAGAATCTTGGCAAGAAAAAGATATTATGGCAACATATGAGTCATATATAAAAAGACTTTGGGGTAATTGTGAGAGAGCTGAATACAGCCTTCTCGGCTTTGATGCTGCCTGGGCAAGGCGACAAGCCAAAAACAGTAAAAAATACTTGACAAACACATAAATCTTCTATATACTATAGAGTATATTGTAAAGGATATTTTATGTTACCTAAGTTATTAGTTGTTGGCCACGGCAGACACGGTAAAGATACAGTCTGTGAAATGTTAGAAGTATATGGGTATAAGTTTCAATCATCGTCTAAATTCTGTTCTGAACTCTTTATCTACAATGATCTAAAAGACAAGTACGGATATAAAAATGAGGATGAATGTTATACCGATAGACATAATCATCGTGCTGAATGGTATGATATGATTCATAATTATTGTAGCAACGATCTGGCAAGACTAGGACGTAATCTATTTGCAGAACACGACATTTATTGTGGTCTACGTAATAGGCGTGAATTTTTTGCAATGAAAAATGAAGAGCTTTTTGATTATGCTATTTGGGTAGATCGTTCCGATCATTTACCTGCAGAAGATAGTACATCAATGAGTATCGAACAATGGATGTGTGATTATACATTAGACAATAATGCATCATTAGATAGATTAGAAAGAAACGTAGAAATCTTAATACGTACTATTTTTAAAAATCAGGGACTAAGTCTCCCTGCTTCCACGTTACTCCATTCTTTTGAAGAATACGCTGACAGTTAGCACAAATTGTTTTTAAGTTACTAGGACGGCAATTATCAAGATTGCCATCTATATGAAATACATTAAACTGTTCTTCGTGTTTGCTATGATATCCGCACTTCTCACAAGTATCTAGCTTTTCGTAACCACGTTGCTTCCACTTCGGTATTCCGTGCCCTACACCATTTCGCAAACAAGTTTCACACAGCCTACGATAGTATGTTCTTTTTCCTTTTTTATAGTTTATAGCAGCAGGACGTTGTCCGCACTTACATAACGGTCTCATACTGTATTTAGCTCACCTTTTTGACCCCTTTTTCAGGGTGTTTAACGCACCGTTTTTATTACAAGCTGCTAAATACAAGTAGCAAAACTACGATTCGTAATAACAGGAGAACGATAATGGCATTAACATCCCCAGGAGTAGAAGTCAAAGTAATTGACGAAAGTTTCTACACTCCGGCAGAGCCTGGCACAACACCGATGATCTTTGTTGCTTCTGCGTCCAACAAGCTAAATGCTAGTGGAACAGGAACAGCACAAGGTACGCTCAAGGCAAACGCTGGTAAACCATACTTATTAACATCACAACGTGATCTAGCAGATACGTTTGGTGATCCGTTGTTTTATACAGATAACAACAATAACCCAATTCACGCTGGCGAGCTTAACGAATATGGATTGCAAGCAGCATATTCATATTTAGGTGTTTCAAACAGAGCGTGGGTTGTTAGAGCAGATATTGACTTAGCAGAAATCCAGCCTAGCTCAGATGCACCGGCATCAACTCCAGCAGCTGGCACATATTGGCTAGACACACAAACATCACAATTTGGTATTCAAGAATGGAATGGCGCAGGTGCTACAACAACTGGCGGTCAAACATTTACAAGCAAAACACCGATTGTAATTACAGATTCGACAAAATTAACAGACGGAAGTTCAGTAGTTAACGGAACAACTGGTAAAATGCCAAAAGCAACTGTCGGTGCAATTGGCGACTATGCAGTTGTATTTGGATCAACTATTGCTAGAATGTTCTATAGAAATGCTACAGGTACTTGGGTATTAGTAGGATCAGAAGCTTGGACAAAGAGTTGGGCAACAGTACGTGGCAACAAGTCTAACCCATCTTTTTCACAGTCATCTACAACATTTACAATTAACGGAACAACAGTTACAGTAACAAGTTCTAATACAATTGGCGAAGTTGCAACAAATATTGTTTCACTATTTCCATTAGGAAATATTAGTGCAGCAGCAGTAGACGGACGTTTAGAAATTTACAGCGATGGTACAGACAGTGCTGAACAGGATTCTTCAGCAGTAGGTTCTCTAGAAATTAGCGGTGATTCAACACTACTAGGCGAACTTGGTATTGCATCAGGTACTTACTATCCACCAGAACTACATATTGACAAGCATACTAGAGTTCCTGCATTTAAAGCAAGTGATTCTTATCCACGTCCAACAGGGTCTGTATGGATTAAAACAACTGAGCCTGGAAATGGCGCACGTTGGAGAATGAAAGTATTTAACGATGCTACTAAAATTTGGGACGCAGTAGACGCTCCGATTTATGCATCAAACGAAGAAGCATTATATTGGTTAGATAAATTAGGCGGCGGCGAAAATATTGCAGCTGGTGATGTTTATGTACAGTCTAATGTAGCAGGCGATTCACAAAAACTAGCAACTTTTAAAGTATTCAGACGTAATGCAGTTGCACCAACAACAATTATTGGAGCAGCTATTGGATCAAATGGTATTACAGCAGATACATATAACTTAGGTATCCAAGCAACAGCACCTAACTCTAATGCACTAAGCACTATTACTGTTATTGAATTTACAACAACAGGTGCAGCAACTGATGCAGATGTAATTGCAGAAGCTATTACAAATGCAGGTGTAGCCCACGTTAATGCAGAAGTTACTACAGGAAACAAAATTGTAATTACACACGCAAAAGGCGGAGATGTTAAATTAACTGACGACGGTTCAACACCAGTGTTAGGTAATGCAGGCTTTGCACATTTTGCAAATGTAAACAACGGAACACCAAACCTATACTACGAGCCAGGAACAGATGGCGACACTGCTCCACTACAACTTCGTGGTACATTATGGAAGGCAACAATTAACTCTTCAGGTACAGAAGTAGCATTTTATACTGCATCTGATGATGAAGTTACAGCACTAACAACTGATGGTGCATTATGGTATAATTCAATTGTTGACGAAGTTGACATTATGATTCATAATGGTGACACTTGGGTTGGTTATCATAACTACAGTGCAGAATATGCTGATTGTGATCCTAACGGACCGATTGTAAGTGCAAGCACACCATTACTACAAAGTGACGGTACAGCTCTTGTAAATGGTGATTTATGGATTAGCACAGCTGATTTAGAAAATTATCCATTAATTTATCGCTACAATGCAGACCTACAAAACACACCAATTGCAAATCGTTGGATTCTACTAGATAAAGCAGATCAAACAAGTGAAAATGGTGTACTATTTGGAGATGCACGTTACAACACAGCAGGTGCAAATAGCGATGTAGCAGGTGATATTGATGTATTACTAACTTCAAATTACTTAGATCCAGATGCACCAGATCCAGCACTATATCCAAAAGGTATGCTGCTTTGGAATTTAAGACGTTCTGGCTTTAATGTTAAGAAGTTTGTACGCAACTACATTGATATTAACAGTGACAACGAACGTTTAAATGACGAAGCAATGGGTTCTTACTATCCACATAGATGGGTAACAGAGTCAGGTAACCAAGGTGATGGTTCAGGTAGCTTCGGACGTATGGCACAGCGTAAGGTAGTTGTACAAGCGTTACAAGCTATGTTAAACAGCAACGATGATATTAGAGACGACGAATCAAGAATCTTTAACTTGATGGCAACTCCAGGATATCCAGAGCTAATTGGTGAAATGATTACACTAAACTATGACAGAGGACTAAGTGCATTTGTTATTGGTGATACACCAGCTAGATTAAAATCAGATGCAACATCACTAAACAACTGGGCAACAAACCAGGCACTAGCACCAGAGGACAACGACGATGGCTTAACTAGCCGCGATGAGTACTTTGGTATCTTTTATCCTTGGGGCTTCACAAGTGACAATGCAGGAAATAACGTAGTTGTTCCGCCAAGTCATATGATGCTACGCACAGTTGCACTAAGTGATCAAGTTAGCTATCCTTGGTTTGCACCAGCAGGCACAAGACGTGGTGGTATTACTAATGCAACAGCAACAGGGTTTGTAGATGCAGAAGGTGAATTTGTAACAGTAGCGTTGAACGAAGGTCAACGTGATACATTATACGCACAAGCAATTAACCCAATTACATTCATTAGTGGTGCAGGACTTGTAAACTACGGTCAAAAGACTCGTGCAAGAGGTTCAAGCGCATTAGACAGAATCAACGTAGCACGTTTGGTAATTTACCTACGCAGCCAGTTGAATCAACTTGCTAAGCCTTACATCTTTGAACCAAATGATAAGATTACACGCGATGAGATCAAACAAGCAGCAGAGAGCTTAATGCTCGAGCTTGTAGGTCAAAGAGCATTATACGACTTCTTAGTAGTATGTGATGAATCAAACAATACTCCAAGCAGAGTTGATAGAAATGAACTATACTTAGACATTGCTATTGAACCTGTTAAAGCAGTTGAGTTTATTTACATTCCACTAAGACTTAAAAACACTGGAGAAATAGCAGGGTTATAAGGCATTAAATTAGGCCCCTGAAATATGGGGTCTAAATTTGCTAAATACTTGTAACAGGAGAACATAGAATGGCAATTTCAACACTATCAAAAATTACAGTTCCACTAGCGACAGGTGACTCAGCTGCAAGCCAAGGCTTGTTAATGCCAAAGCTACAGTACCGTTTCCGTGTAACACTAGAGAACTTTGGTGTATCAACACCAACAACAGAATTGACAAAACAAGTTGTTGACGTAACTCGTCCAACAGTAAGTTTTGAAGAAATGACAATAGATGTTTATAACTCACGTGCTTACCTAGCTGGTAAACACGCTTGGGAAGCAATTACTCTTAACTTAAGAGAAGACGTAAACAACAACGTTCAGAAATTAGTCGGCGAACAGCTACAGAAGCAGTTCGACTTCTACGAACAGTCAAGCGCAGCATCAGGACAAGATTACAAATTCACAACACGTATTGAGATCCTAGATGGTGGTAACGGTGCTAACACACCAAACATATTAGAAACATTCGAACTATACGGTTGTTTCGTACAAAACGCAGCATACAATCAACTTGCATACAGTGCAAACGAGCCTGTAACAGTAACACTTGCTATACGTTACGATAATGCTATCCAAACACCAGAAGGTACTGGTATTGGTACAGCAGTTGGACGTACAACAAATACGCTAGTTACTGGTGGCGGCGTTTAATACAACTCTTTAAGCCATTCGTTAAAAAGGGAGCCACTGAGCTCCCTTTTTTATTATATACTCACTTAATTTCTAAAGATAAATATTAGTATGGCAAAGTTCACAGGTTTTTTAGATAACGTAGCAAATGGTATATTAAGTCCAAAAGGCAATATGGCTGATTGGCAACACGCCTCTCGACTATATGTTACAGATACACAGAAACACGCACCTAAGGTTTCTTTCCTTTATCACGTAACATTTTATCTTACTGAACAAGCAAAGGCAATTATACCTGAAGTTGATCAGTATAAACACGAAATTGGAATGCTTGTAAAACAAGCAGACTTACCTAAGTTTACTGCACAAGTTGAAGTAAAAAACAAATATAACAGAAAAAAGAATGTTCAGTCAAGACTAGACTATTCTCCAATCAATATTACATTCCACGATGACAATTATGGTGCTACTACAGCACTTATGGAGGCGTATAATAGATATTATTTTGCAGACATAAATCATTCTCTAAACGACGGTGCATATGGTAATAGACGTACTGGCGATACACTATATGACGGCCCAGGAACAAATACATTTAAATTTGGTATGGACAATAATATACCAAATGTTCCATTTTTTGATAGAATAGAAATTGCACAAATGGCTCGTAAGAGCTATACAAAGTATACCCTAGTAAACCCGATTGTTACTGGTTGGGAACACGATAATGTAAACAATTCAGATAGTAATCCTTTAGAAAATAGAATGACTATCCAATATGATACTGTGTTCTATGACAGGGGTCACGTAGATGCAGGTGAAAACGGAGATCCAGCTGGATTTGGTAAATCCGATCATTATGATAGAACACCAAGTCCTATTACACCATTAGGTGGCGGACAACTAGGAATAGATGGTATTTTTGGAACAGGTTTAGACTTATACGAATATATCACACAAGGTAAGAATTTTAGTAATCCACTAGAAGCAGGAATTGCAGCAGTTAATTTGTTCCGTAGTGTTAGAGACAACGGAACCGATGGCCTTAGAGAAGGCGGATTTAGATTACTTACTGATGTAATTGGCGGCGCAGCAGGAATTGACGTATCAGGTGTTTCTCAAACATTCTTTCCAAAAAGTCAAGGAAGGGGCGGAGATGCAGGATCATTACTTGTTGCTACAGCAGCGGTAGCAGGACTAACTTCTGTTGTTAGAAATTCAAATACATCAACATCAAGCAGCACCGGAGATACAAGTCCGCAAACAATTGATGATTTAAGATTTCAAAACTTTCAAAAACAATATCAAGCCAACGGAGGGACTGGCGGAATAAACGGAGCAAGAGTAAGTTTTGATGCATTGTCAGATGCAGCAAAAACCACATTCGATTAATAAGGAATTAAAATGTCAAGTTTACCAAAAGAAGCCCCAGATAATTATAGCGACAAAGGAGTAACTAAATTCTTTGATAACTACTTTTCAAAAGAATTAAGTTTTCCATCTAATCAAGTAGATGCTGTTGTAACCTTTTTTACAAAAAGAGGCTTTGATAAAACATCAGCAATTAGTGTTGCAACTACATTACTTCAGCAGGCAAAGATCGATAATGTAAAAATATTTCAGCTACTAGATACATTAACAGGATTAAATGAAATTCAATTAAGTTCAATTGTTACAGAAGTATTAAACTATAATAGGCCAAAAACAAGTACATTAGGATTTAAACGAACCGAGTCAGCTGATAAGATTGAAAAAAGAAATATAGTAGCGTAAGATGGCTAGGTTTGCCCAAGGAAAGTTTACACCTAAGTTTCCTGAAAAATACATAGGAACACGCACTCCAACTTACAGAAGTAGTTGGGAATTCCACTTTATGAAATTTTGTGACGAACATCCTAGTGTAGAAAAATGGGCAAGTGAAAGTATTCGTATTCCTTATAAGAATCCATTAACTGGCAAGCACACAATTTATGTTCCAGATTTTTTTATTTCATATACTGACAAGTCGAAGGGTAAAAGGGTCGAACTTATAGAAGTAAAACCAGCAAATCAAACAATTAGAGAAAAAGTCGGTAAATCAAGAGTAAATCAAGCAAGTTATATTGTAAATCAAGCAAAGTGGGCAGCAGCATATGCATTTTGTAAACAAAAAGGTATCATATTTAGAATAATTACTGAAAATGATATTTTTCATCAAGGAGGCAAAAGACGCTAAATAATAGTAGCATTTAATGGTATAAACAATGACTAAAAAATTAGAAGAACTTCTAAACTTGCCAGATTCGAAAGAAATTGTAGATGACGCAAAAGCAGAAGATAAAAAAACAAAAAAAGATACTGCTATTATTGAAGCAGAAGAAACTCAACGCGATATTCAAGAACTAGATAAAATTGCGGCTGCTTTACCTAGCGTTAAAGGCTTGGGCGAAATGGCCGATAAAGAATTAAATGAAGTTGCAGATAAAGCAATGAACGCATATGAAGATTTAATGGATCTTGGTATGAATGTTGAAAGCCGCTATAGCGGTCGTGTTTTTGAAGTAGCAGGGGGTATGCTAAAAACATCATTAGATGCTAAAGTTGCAAAAATGGATAAGAAATTAAAAATGATTGAATTGCAACTTAAAAAAGAAAAAATGGATAGAGACGGGTCTTCCGGTGAAGGAAATATTGTATCAGGTGAAGGATACGTAGTTACAGACCGTAATAGTTTATTAGAGAAACTAAAGAATATGGATAAATAATACAAAGCGGGAATAATGATTATGAAAAGTTTTTCAGAATATTTAACAGAGTCTAAAAAGACTTATGATTTTAAAATTGGTGTAGCAGGTGACTATGCTAGTGAATGCAAGTCAGGACTAGAAAACGCACTCGGAAAATACGGTTTAGTTAAAATAACAGACGGTAAAAGAGTACCTATTTCGAAACGTCCATTAGACTTTCCACAATTAGATAATATTGATGTAACTTATTTTGAAGCAGAAGTTACATACCCTACTACAGTGCAAGTATTACAAGAGTACCTAGGAAAATGTTGCAATATCCCGCAAAGCAATATTATTGTACGTGACCCACTTGCTCCACAAGAAGATTATCAAGAAGAAAGATCAAACGAACCATACGAAGCTAAACTTAATACAGAAGATATGGGCGGCGAAAGTGCTCAAGCTGATGTAGCAGGTAATAGAGTTATGGACTTACTTAAAGAATTAGAAGTTGCTCGTAAGGAAAGAGAAGTCGATCCAATTGCAGGCACTCCGCCAGGCGAGTCTAAAGATATTGGTGAATCAGAAAACAGCAAATCGGTCGTAGGAGGCTAATACAATGGATATGAAAAAAATCTTAGAAAATATGGATGCTGCGGCAGCTGGCAACAAACCATCAGCAGGTGCAGGAAACATAAATGATATGAAAACTATTTTAGAGTCAATTCAATCAGTTGAAGAATGTGGAATGACAGAAACTGGAATTGAAGAAGGCGGCTGCGGAAGTGATATGAGTATGCCAAGTGAACCAGAAGACAAAGTGTCAATGAATGTTACACTTAATGCACGTGGTGACGCTGTTGAAGACCTAATTAAATTAATGGGCGGAGCAGCAGCTCCACAAGATGCCCCAGTTAAAATGCCACCGCCACCGATGGCAATGCCTGGACCAGACCCACGTGATGCAGAAATGGGCGATATGAAAAAGATGATGAAAATCTCAACAGATGGTCCAGAAATGATGGACGATGATGTTGAAGAAGATTGGGATAACAGTCCAGAAGAAGAATACAGTGATACTAAGACAATGACTAAAGATTTGTCAGGTGGTATCAATAGAGAAAAGAAAGCATACAAAGCTACACAAGATGGCGACAATCCAATGGCTGTTGAAGCTGAGGAATTAACAAAGTCTATCAAAGAACAATTACTACAAGCATTAGAAGAAAAGTATTCAAGTGATGCACAGCGCAAAGCAGTACACGCAAGTAAAGACGAGGACGACGAGAAGACTGATGAAGCTTCTTGTGGTTCAATGAAAAAGAAGAAAAAATAATAATAATATAGCAACATAAAATTCAATAGGCACTTTGGTGCCTATTTTTTTCACTAAATATTAATATGGCAGCATCATTAGACGGCGTCTTAATTAAAAAGGCGAATAAACAAGAAACATTTACAGAAGATCAGATTGCTGATATTGCAAAGTGTATGGATCCTAATACAGGCTATCTATATTTTGCAGAAAACTTTGCGTATATCCAACATCCTGTACAAGGCAAACTTTTGTTTGAACCTTACAAATACCAGTTAGGATTAATGGATACTTATCATAACTATCGCTTTAATATTAATATGATGCCTCGACAGACAGGTAAAACTACTTGTGCTGCTATCTATCTTGCTTGGTATGCGATGTTTAATCCAGACCAAACTATTCTTATTGCTGCACACAAATACACAGGTGCCCAGGAAATTATGCAACGTATACGTTATGTATATGAGATGTGTCCTGATTATATTAGAGCAGGTGTTACAAGTTACAATAAAGGCAGTATTGAGTTTGAGAACGGATCACGTATTGTATCACAAACAACAACGGGCAACACAGGACGTGGTATGAGTATCTCGCTACTATACTGTGACGAGTTTGCTTTTGTTATGCCTAACATTGCGGAAGAGTTTTGGACTTCGATATCACCTACATTAGCAACAGGTGGTCGTGCTATTCTTACAAGTACACCTAACTCAGACGAAGATACTTTTGCCACTATATGGAAGCAAGCAGAACAACGCTTCGACGAGCACGGTAATGAAAGTGAACTAGGAATTAATGGCTTCCGTTCGTTTATGGCACACTGGAGCGAACATCCTGATCGTGACGAAGATTGGAAAACAACAGAAATTGGCCGTATTGGAGAAGAAAAATTCCGTCGCGAGTACGGCTGTGAATTCTTAGTATTTGACGAAACATTAATTAACAGTATTAAATTAGCAGTAATGGAAGGCGACAATCCTATTCTTAATATGGGTCAAACACGGTGGTATAAAAAGCCTAATCCAACATATACATATGCAGTGGCACTTGATCCTAGTATGGGCACTGGTGGAGATAACGCTGCTATACAAGTTTTTGAACTACCAACATACGAACAAGTTGCAGAGTGGCAACATAACAACACAGCTATACCTGGACAAATTAGAGTATTGGCTGATATATGTAGATATATAGAAGAATGTACTAAAAACCCGCAGGGAATTTACTGGAGCGTAGAGAACAATGGATTGGGCGAGGCTGCCCTAATCGTTATAAATGACTTTGGAGAAGAGAATATTCCGGGTTTATTCGTCAGTGAGCCAATCCGAAAAGGACACGTTCGTAAATTCCGCAAAGGCTTTAATACTACACATAGTACAAAAGTAACTGCTTGCAGTAGGCTAAAAACTATGATCGAAAACGATAAGATGACTTTGCATTCTAAACCATTCATATCAGAACTAAAAGGATATGTAGCAACAGGGTCTAGCTTCCAAGCAAAGGTTGGGATGACAGATGATCTAGTAAGTGCAACCCTATTAGCAATACGTATGATGGCTGTACTAAAAGACTGGGATCCTAGAATATATGATTCTTTCAACCAAGCAGAGCACGATGAAGATTATGAACCACCAATGCCAATCTTCATTAGTAGCAATTATTGATAAATACTTTTATGAAGAGTCTTGACAACATAGCAGAAGATCTATTTAATAAAATTCGCGGAAGGTTCCCTAGCGTTACTATCGGCGACGAAGCAGGAAAAGTTACTAATGATCCAATTGTAGCTCGCTTTTTTGATTTTGATTACAAAGAAGGAGATAGAAATATCGGTAAAGTAAGTATTTCTATCAGTGAAGATAAACTTGCTGTTATGTATAGCAACAGTTTTGTAGAAAACGAAGATACAATTACTAGGCAAAACTGGTATAACTTTTTGAAAGAATTACGTGTGTTTGCTAAGAAAAGATTACTACAGTTTGATACTAGAGATATTACTAAATCAAACTTAGACAAGAGAGATTATAAATTCCTGGCGCAACAACGAGGCGGAGAACAAACAATGAGCGAGTCAACAATGTACGGTACAAGTAAAGTCAGCTACCAAGATATTGGTAATGCAAGACTAACTATTAAGCATACTGAAAGTGTAAACCAAGAACAATCAACAGGTAGAACAAGAAAAATTGGTGCTATCTACGTAGAAAACACAGACGGTGAAAGATTTAAATATCCTTATAAACATCTAAATGGTGCAAGAGCAATGGCAAGACACGTTGCTGAAGGTGGTAAGCCATATGATGATTTCGGCAAACATATTACAGGACTTTCAGAAGAACTAGCCAACCTACGCAAATTCAAAACTTATATGAATCGCTCAAGCGTAATGGCAGAAGGTCTAGCAGGATATATGGGTGCTGTTGCTGAAAGACTTGAAACGATTAAAAAGACTGAGTCCGGCCTACAAAAAGAATCATTCTATAAACAAGCATTTGAATCTTATGAAGTACCTGTTGTAGAAGATGTACCAAACGATGTTGCAGAAAATTGGATCGACGAACTTACTATTCGTCAGTTTAACGAAGATCTAAAAGATGTATTTCCGTTTGTATACAAACTAGTAGGCGAAGCAACTCGTGCAGAAGAACTTACACCAGATGACTTAATGAGTGAAAAGAAAAGCTCACCAGCTGGCGGCCCTGCTTGTTGGGACGGTTATAAGATTGGTAATCCTAAAACTAAAGAAGGTAAAAACGGTAAACGTGTAAACAACTGTGTACCAGAAGGGTCGGATCCAATCACTGATGCACTAGATGACATAATGGGACAATTTTCCGATAAACCACAAGCACAGGAAAAACCACAACCAGAAAAACCAAAAATTCCAATGACAGAATTTATTCTATCTTTGTTCGATAGAGAAGAAGGACAGTTTCCAAAAGGCGAAACAGCAGTACTAACAGCTATTGAAAAAGACTACGGTGAAGAATATATCGATCCTGCAAAGCAGTTTATTGAGCGTATTCAGGAAACATATGCTACATATGCAGAAGGTAATGCGTATGGAGATACAATCCGTAAGGCAAAAATGAATGGCGCTGAAAAAGGCGACAAAATTGATCATCCGGACGATGACGAAGAAAAGATTACAATCGAAAAAGGCGACTTATTAAGATTAGCCGGTATGTAAGCATATTTGGCTAATAAAATTGATTTTTTGCAAGTTTTTTTAAGAAAAGACTTGACAAGCTAAGTAGTTTAGTGTATATTATACACTGTGCTACAAACAAAGGCACAAAACATAGGCAACATTTATAGGAGGCATAACTATGGCATCATTAGCAGAAATCCGAGCAAAGCTCAAAGAACAAGAAGCAAGCTCTTCCGGCAACCGCAGTTCAGGCGGTGGCGATAACAGCATTTACCCATTTTGGAATATTAAAGAAGGCGATAGCGCAGTGCTACGTTTTCTTCCTGATGGCAACGCTGATAACACGTTCTTCTGGCAAGAACGACTTGTTATTAAACTCCCATTTGCAGGCGTAAAAGGTCAAACTGACTCACGTCCTGTACAAGTACAAATTCCGTGTATGGAAATGTACGGTGAGACTTGTAACATCCTTAATGAAGTAAGAGGATGGTTTAAAGACTCAAGTCTTGAAGATATGGGTCGTAAATATTGGAAGAAACGTTCTTATATTTTCCAAGGCTTTGTAGTGGATAATCCACTAGCAGAGGACACAACACCAGAGAATCCAATTCGTAGGTTTATTATTGGTCCTCAAATCTTCCAGATCATTAAGCAGGCGCTTATGGATCCAGATATGGAAGAACTGCCAACAGATTATACTGCTGGTGTAGACTTCCGTCTTAACAAAACTTCAAAAGGCGGATACGCAGACTATTCAACATCTAACTGGGCTCGTAGAGATCGTCCACTAGGTGATGCAGAAATGAATGCGGTTAATACACACGGCTTATTTAATCTTAATGACTTCCTACCTAAAAAGCCAGGTGAAGTAGAACTTAAAGTGATGCAAGAAATGTTTGAGGCGTCAGTAGACGGTGAAGCATTTGATATGGATCGCTGGGGTCAATACTTCCGTCCAGCAGGTATGAGTCAGGCAACTGGTGATCCAAATAAACCAAAGGCACCGGCAGCATCAACTCCGGCACCAGCGGCAACACCAGCGGCTGAGACTGCACCAGCACCACAACCAGAAGCAACTCCAGCACCAGCGGCTGAAGCGGCTCCTGCAGGTGACGGTAATGCTCAAGACATTCTAGCAATGATTAGAGCACGTCAAGGACAATAAAACCAATATGTCTTTACTAGCAAAATCGAGAACAGAGATTCACGGTTTACCTGTCAACGTTCCAAACGCTAGTAAAGACTTTGCTTTTTAGATAGGAGAAACATATGGCGAATAAAGCATTCGACCCAACGAAGTTTAGAACTTCACTAACTAAATCTATTACAGGTATGAGTAGTGGATTCAATGATCCAACAGATTGGATTAGCACAGGTAACTATGCACTCAACTATCTTATTTCCGGAGACTTTAACAAAGGTGTTCCAATGGGTAAGGTAACAGTATTTGCAGGAGAATCTGGTGCAGGTAAATCATATATCTGTGCAGGTAACATTGTAAAATACGCACAAGATCAAGGCATCTTCGTAGTTCTAATTGACTCAGAGAATGCACTTGATGAGTCTTGGCTACACGCACTAGATGTAGATACAAGCGAAGAAAAACTACTTAAACTTAATATGTCAATGATTGATGACGTTGCTAAAACTATTAGTGTGTTTATGACAGACTATAAAGCAATGCCAGAAGAGGATCGTCCTAAGGTACTGTTTGTTATTGATAGTTTAGGTATGTTGCTAACACCTACTGATGTTGATCAGTTTAACAAAGGTGATATGAAAGGTGATATGGGTCGTAAGCCTAAGGCATTGACTTCACTTGTTCGTAACACAGTTAATATGATCGGCTCACATAACGTAGGCTTAGTATGTACTAACCACACTTATGCATCACAAGATATGTTTGATCCGGATGATAAGATTAGTGGTGGACAAGGCTTTATCTATGCATCAAGTATTGTTGTTGCAATGAAGAAACTAAAACTTAAAGAAGATGAAGACGGCAACAAAATTAGCGAAGTGCGTGGTATTCGTGCAGGTTGTAAAGTAATGAAGACTCGTTACGCAAAACCTTTTGAAGGCGTACAAGTTAAGATTCCTTACGAAACAGGAATGAATCCATACAGTGGACTAGTAGAACTTTTTGAAGCAAAAGGTGTAATCGAAAAGAGCGGTAACCGCTTGAAGTATGTTACAAGCGAAGGCGAAGAACTATTAGACTATCGTAAAAAATGGACTGGAGAGTTACTTGACACAGTTATGTCAGATTACTTAATTAAGGAAGCTTCTATGGTAAATACCGCTGATGACACTTCCGAAGAAGAAGTCGAACCTGAATTAACTGAGGAGTAACTTATGGACGAAAGTCAAGTTGTTGAAGTCTGGACAATGTTTAAAGAATACATCGATAAAAAGCACATCGAACTAGCCGCAGAGAGATATGTCGATTTATGT